CCTAAAAATAGCCCCGGAGGGATATTTGGAAACGCCTCTTTGGTACCGGGGTTGGGTCTTGGGCTAAAAGGCTCTTAGGATGGCTCTCAGAGCCTGTAATTGCTATAGAGAAACTATGTGTAAAGTGGGTACAAAGCCAGCAAAAGGCTTCCGCAAACGAGTTTTTGTGTAGAAACTACAGACAAAGTCTATCGATTGTTAGGGAAACTCATGACGAACCCGAAGCCGACTGTCGGTCGCATCGTTCACTACCAGTCCTACGGCACTCCGGGAGGCGAATACCTTCCAGAAGCTCGTGCTGCGGTCATCACGACTGTCTATACCGACAAACTTCCCGAGATGGCGGATCCCAGCAAAACTCATGTCGGTCTTTGCGTTCTGAATCCGACCGGAATGTTTTTCAATCAGCTGGTTCCCTTCGCTGAGGTTCCGACGCCCGGTCATTGGAACTGGCCGCCCCGAGTTTAGGAGAATCGACTCATGGGGTTGTTCATCAAAGCAACTAAACAAGTCGGTCAGAAGATCTACTACGCTTTCATCCCGTCAAGTCTTCCATCAGAAGATGATGAAGTCATTGACGGTAATGACAACACGGGGGTCCTGGACGGAAACCCGGGATAGGATTTTCCATGCCTACGATTCAGCATCGTCGAGCAACCAAGGCTCAGTGGGACGCAGCCAATCCTGTGCTTGCTGCAGCTGAGATCGGCCTGGAGGTCGGTCCCGACATGAACATCAACAAGCTGAAGATCGGTAACGGTTTTGCGGCTTGGTCCGAGCTTCCTTATTTCGTCAGCGGTTCGCCAACCGTTCACGAGACCGGACTGTCTTCGGTGTCTTGGCGCTCTGCTGTCTCTCGTCGACATGAACGCCCTGTCTCCGTTGCTGTCTTTGCTGACTCTCGAGGCGAAGGCTACCGACCGGCCGCTCCAGAAGGAGTTACCGACTGGGCTTACACCTTCCCTGGTGTTCTCAATTCGAAACTTCGATCGGCGCTCGGTCTTCCCAAGGGTGGCCGCGGTTGGTTGCCTCTGAAACGATCGGCTGCTAGTGCACAATACAACTTTCCGGGACCAACCTTCGCTGACGGATCCCCTCTCACTACCGACATCATCGGTGACACCGGTGTACCCGGAAGTCAGTGGATCATTCCTGTGGCGGATGGCGGTAAAGTCATTCGAGTTCCGCTTTCGCCTGGAACGACTTCTGTCGACTTCGTCTCTGCTTCGGGTTCTGCTCATTACATTCTGCTTACGGGTCAGTCTGGTGAAACCTACGAAGGCATGGCGACCAACAGCGACACTCAAGTAGTTGCGCTGACTCGGTTTGAGGATCCGGGATCCTACATCGACATCGTTTCCCCCGGCGGAGGTTTCGCAGGGCTTGGTGTTATCGAGTATGCCGGTGATGAAGACAGTGGGGTTCACCTCTACAACTTCTCCTCTGCCGGTATCACCTCAACGGCAATGGCTTCTCAGGTTGGTCATCCCGTCTTTACCGATCTGCTCAATCGTCTGTCTCCAGATCTGTCGATTGCAGCTCTTGGCGGTAACGACATCGGTGCTGGCAACAGCGCAACACAAGTTGCCAATGCAATCTCGTCCATCCTCATCAATTCCGGAGGCGAGAAGGTTGCTCTTACTGTCGTTCGTGCAGGAGACGGAACCACTTCAGCTTGGAACGGACTGAATTCGGCTATTCGAGGTCTCTCCAACACCACAATTGTCGATCTGGCTTCTGTCGGTGCCTCGTCTATCGCTCCGATTTTCGAAGGCTGGTTCTTGAGCGACGATAAGCATCTGAGTCTCACGGGATCCGTCGGTTTCGCCGATGCAACTCTCGATGTTGTTCTTGGAGACAAGGTTCGTTTCTAATGAGTAGTATTCGAGCAAAGATGTGTGGAGACCCTGGGCCTTACACGGCACATTGTACCGAACCTCCGGGCCATCGCTTCAGTTGTTACGATGCCGGAGAGGAAGTCTCCTTCAATCACCGCCAAGACTTCGATCACGATTGTCATGACCCCAACTGCCCAAAGCAAAAATTTACAAACGAAGGAGACTAGAGTTGTCAACAGCACTTCTAGACTTCCTCGAACATCACGGCGTAAAGGGTATGCGGTGGGGCGTTCGTAAAGAACGAAAAGCTATTGTCAGTAACATGACTTCTGCTGCTAACGAAATTAGAGCTCGACAAAATGCTAATCGTTGGCAAAGCAGTATGAATGAGACTACCTATAACAGTCTTAGCGATAAAGACTTTGTTGTCGGTAAAGATGCTGTGCTTCGTCGAACAACAAAGAATCTTGAGGGCGACCTCATGTCGGAGCATACCTATTTGTCGATCAACGATGCTGATGCTGCTCGTTATCGAGGGCTTTTGCCTGCCGCATTGACTGGTGTTCAGAAGTCTTACGAACAGCATTACGAATCTACATACGAAGCTACAGGACAACTTAAGTCTCCTTCCGAAAAGAAGCGTGTTGACGCTTACATAGCTCTTATGGACAAAGAGGCTATTGAACTTTCGGATGGATCCAAGCTGACTGGTCGTGAATACCTGAAGCAAATTGGTCTTGGCGACGTTGTTGATACAATGGGTAGCAAAGAACTCACGCTTACCTACTATGGTCAGCTGGTAGCAAACCAAGGTATTCGTGATGACCCAATCAACACCGCTTACTTCAATGAGATAAAGAGCAAGGGTTACAATGCTCTTGTCGATGACAACGACCGAGGCATCTATTCCGAAACACCTTTGGTCATTCTCAATCAAGTCGAAAGCGTTAAACGAGTTGGCGTTAAGCAGTTGACTGATGCCGACATTCATGAAGCCCAAGGAAGCTTGAGACCTCCTGATAGGCTTGCTAGAAACAATTAAACTCTTTAGATAGGAGGGTTCTACGGTGGCTGTAGAGAATCTGTTTGACCCAGTCGAGGTACGAGCCCTTCCTCTCTCAAGGGGTGGCGATCTTCGCTTCTATGTTACTGACGATCGAACTGTACCTCCGACACCATTCCCGGTTGGGACTGTCGGAATCGCTGAGATTGAGCACGGCGAAGAGACAATTCGATTCGATGCTGAGTATAGAGAAGGTCGTCTCTACTTCGTTTTGAACAACGAGAAGACAGACTCAGTTCCGGCAACGACGAAGTCAAACAAGGTTCGATGGAACTTGCGAATCGCATTCCCAGACGACCCATCAACAGAGATTCCCATTCACGAAGGTCCTTATGGCTGATTCAGTTGAGATCTTGCCTGAAGTGGTCAAGGTCAAAATAGAAGTTCCTACAGTCTCTGCACGAGTTGAAGCTCCTGAAGTTTCGGCCAGCGTAGAGGACAAGACTGTCCCGGTCGTCATCGTCCCCGGCAAACCAGGTCCGCCGGGAAAAGATGGTGCCGTTATCGGTGGGGCAGTAATCGATGACGGGGTAATCAGCCCCAATAGAGTTTGGTCCTCTGAGCAAACCAGCGATGAAGACGCAAAGGTGGTCGCAGGACTGACACCCGAGATCGATCTTGTTCTACTTTTCAACAACGCACTGACTTAGGAGGTCATCGTGTCACTAGCATCACAGCTTGCCAATCTTGCCACCCGAGTCGGTACGGAGTTCAAAGCCGTTCGGTCGAACATGGGCTCTCTCACTTCGCTGTCAACCACCGAGAAGGGATCCCTCGTTGGAGCAATCAACGAAATCCGCGCAACCGTTGCGGCTGGTGGAACCTTTACCACCGACGCAATTACAGACATGTCTGCAATCGGTAAGTCTGTGGCTAAAGCTTCTACGGCTGCCGCGGCTCGAACGGCCATTGGAGCCGGTACAGGCAACTCGAATCTTGCTGTTGGACCTCTTTCTACGGATGCAAAGCCCGGTAACTACGTCCCGACGTGGTCTGAGGTAACAAGCAAGCCTGCCGTCATCGCTGCTGGCGCTGATCAGGCAACTGCTCGTTCGGCAATCGGTGCTGGCACGTCGAACCTTGCTATTGGCACCACCGCGTCCACCGCCAAGGCTGGTAACTACGTTCCGGCTTGGTCTGAGGTCACCAGTAAGCCTGCGGTTATTGCCGCTGGTGCGGATGCAGCTACTGCTCGAACTGCAATTGGCGCTCAGTCTGCCGCTGATGTCGATGCCAAGATTGCTGCCCTTGTTAACGGTGCTGGCACAACGCTGGACACCCTCAAGGAACTTGCCGATGCTCTTGGTGGGGACGCGAATTTCGCCACCACCATGACAACGGCTCTTGGCAACCGCCTTCGGGTCGACGCGTCTCAAACTCTAACTGAAACTCAGCGTGGATTTGGTCGCGCCAACCTAGATGTCTACAGCAAGACTGAGATCGGGGATCCTGAGAACAACCTCGTCGCTGTGTTCGAGGCAGCTCTGGTCTAATGTCCCTAAACACGAGGCTTTCGGCCGCCATGACCAGGATTGGCGGTGAGATCAAATCTGTTCGTGCTGTTGCCGCATCGAAGTACACTAAACCTTCAGGGGGCATTCCTCTAGGTGACTTGTCGGCTGAGGTTCAAGCCGGTATGGGTGGTTCACTTTCTGCTCCTGGTGTTCAGGGATCCGGAATTCTCGGTGGGGTCAAGAATCCTGACGCTGGCTTTGGTGCCGATAAGGGTTTAGCAACATCCTACGGTTATTCGACAATTTCAATCGACAATACCGGTGAGATGTCGTCCGGCGTTCTCCAGCTCCTTGCAAACGCTGTGTCCATTTTTCGAACTGGAACAGATTTTGATGGATTTGCTGGTTCAGACGCCAATCGTCTTGGAAAAAACGGCGTTAACGATGAGATGAAGAAGATGCTCAAAGCGGCTATGCGCTGGGAGCAAGAAATCTTGGTTCAACCAGGAACTCGAGCTCTCGGTGGCGGCCCCGCTAGAATGGGCATCTACGTTCCATATCAGATTCGACTAAAAGGCGTTCGGTATCAGTTTGAAACCGCAACGACTGGTGGAACAACTGAAGGGTTCATCTATATGAACCAGATTACGAGTCTTGGTGCAGACGCAAGCCTAAATCTTGGGCCCAATCTTCTCACTCAGACTCGTTCTGGTCTAGACATCATCGTTCCTGCAGGATCCCGACTCGATTTCTTTATGCATTCGGTTGGATCCGGAACAATTGGCCGTGGTCTATACATGGCGCTTTGGGGCGAGTACGATTTGGACGGAGTAACTCTCTAATGACATTCTTGCAGGCGGTTGCTGGGCATAGAATCTTCACTGACTTTGAAGATGTTGATAACGGCTTGATGCCGCCCAATTGGATGTCTCGAGTCCTTCAAAACCAAGGCCCGGAGATCAGGTCTCACTATTTCCGGTCATCACAAACAGACTCAAACAACACGAACAGCCGCTCCATGGTTGCTCCTGTCGACTCTGTATGGACCGATGACCAGATCATCCGCGCTAGAACTAGAACCGTTGTCAATGGTTTGTTATCTGGGATCTTTCTTCGGTCGGATCCTGAACTTATGAACTGTGTTCTCGCTATCATCACGACAGATGACAATCAGCGAGGAATTTACAGCATGATCAATGGTATTACGACAAGAAGAGCCACTTATTCCCCAAGATACACAACTGGAGAGATTTGGGCTCTAAAAGCTGACGGCGATGAGTATTCACTTATTCAAAACCCGAACTTTGACGGTAGCGGAGGAACTGTATTGACTACTTGGGTCGATACGAATCAGCTATCTCTTCGTGGTAACACTCAGCGTCATGGTGGATTCTTCCTTAACTCTGACCGAAACGTCTTTGGAGCGAGAAATTACAGTGCTGGTTTGGATGATTACGACTTCCGAGATTTGATTTGGTCCCCTTAATTTTAGTAGGGAGGATTTGTGGCTCGTCGAAAAAATTCAGAAGAAACACCAGCACCTCGGCGTCGTCCAGCAACTACCCCTGAGTCCAGAGAGAACCAACTAATTGCTGCGGCGGTTGATTTGGCCGAAAAGCAAATTAGGGAAGGTACAGTATCCAGTCAGGTGCTGACTCATTACCTAAAGCTTGGTTCTTCTAGAGAAAAGCTCGAACAAGAACGTCTTCGTAACGAGAATCATGTGCTTAAAGCTAAAGCTGATGCCATGGCCTCTGCTAAGAAGGTTGAAGAGCTCTACGGTATGGCGCTTAATGCCATGCGGAGTTATGCTGGTCAAGATCCTGTTTCTTTGGGTGACGATTTCGATGACGATTAGAACTTATTCTGAACTTAAAAGAATAGACACTTTCTTGGGTCGTTATCGTTATTTAGCACTCCAAGGTCGTACAGGAACAGCCACATTTGGGTTTGATCGTCACGTAAATCAGCATTTCTATCGCTCGACGGAGTGGCGTCAGGTCAGACAACATGTAATTGCTAGAGATCTTGGTTGTGATCTTGGTATGCCAGATCATGAGATCTTCGATAAGATCCTTATCCATCACATGAATCCAATGACTGCTGGAGACATTGTTGAGGGTAATGAGGCTATTATTGATCCTGAATTCTTGATCTGCACAACACATAAGACGCATAATGCCATTCACTTTGGCGATGAAAGTCAGCTTCCCAAGCTTCAAGTAGAACGTAGACCCGGGGATACAAAACTCTGGTAGAAAGTGGAGATTAAATGGCTCGCCAATGGCCTTTGCCTAAGAACAGCTATACACTTTCGTCACGTTTTGCTGGTCGCATCAATCCGGTGACAGGAAGGCCTGAGAATCACTCAGGAACCGACTTTGCTGCTCCTGATGGTACTCCTTTTTACGCTTGTGCTGGCGGAACTGTGCTTCATATTGGTGCAGCTTCTGGGTATGGTCAATGGATTGTGTTAGACCATCCCGATTCCGAGGGTGGTGGCTGTACTGAGTATGGTCATATGTGGGACGCGTTTGCAACCGGGCTAAAACCCGGCCAACGGGTTAATGCCGGTCAACTTATTGGCTACGTCGGATCCAACGGGCAGTCTACCGGCCCACACCTGCACCTTACCGTGTGGGAACGTGAGTATGGTGGAAAGCGCATCGATCCAGAAGCCTGGTTGGCCGGTCGCCCCTACCCAAACAGTCCAACAATCCCAAAAGGAGACCAAATGGTAAGGCGAAATCCGGGTCACCGGGGAGACCCTCTTTTCCTGGTCGAGCTTCTTCGAGCTTTTGGCGTCGATACTCGAGAATTCAACAATTGGCGTAACCGAGGACATGGCGATTTCAATGTCATCTGGGGTATTGTCATTCACCATACTGGTGGGAACAATTCTTCGGCAGCATCAATCGCAAACGGTAGCGCAAACCTAGCTGGTCCTGTGTCTCAGATCCATTTGGATCGAAATGCCGTAGCAACGATTGTCGCTGCTGGTATTGCTTGGCACGCAGGCATCGGATCCTGGCCTGGCATCCAGACCAACAATGCAAACGCCGTAACAATCGGTGTCGAAGCAAACTCGGATGGTAGAACTCCTTGGCCTCCGAAGATGCTTGACGCATACTACCGAATTTGTGCGGCAATTTGCTGGTATCTTGGACTTCCGGCAACTCGAGTCATCGGCCATAAGGATTGGGCTGCTGTTCAAGGCAAGTGGGATCCGGGTCTCATCAACGTCAAGGACTTCCAGCGTCAAGTTCAGCGTTACATCGACAATCCGCCGTTCATGCAGCTTCCGCCTGCAGAACAGCTTACCGAAGCAGGAGAACCAATGGCTTTCTGGGAAGAGATGCTCGGCAGTCTTGTCACCCCTGGCAAGAAGTTCAAGCGAAAAGACTTCATCCAGCTGATCGACTACCACGCCACGCATGCCAATGAGCAGTCGAAGCGTGCCGCCGACAACAGCGACAAGATGATTCAAGAGATGACGCTTCTTCGCGAAGACATCGCCAATCTGACTCGAGTCATCGCCAACAAGGAAGCGGGTAAGTAATGGTAACCAGCAACGCAGGACTTACCGTCGTCGACCAGGTTGTCCAGTCGGTTCAGGAGAACGAATCGAAGACTAAGAAGAAGGCCAACACGGTAACGACTGCCCTTGGTAGCGTTGCCACCTTTGTGGCTGCTGGTCTTTCTGCTCTTGTTGAAAGCAACACGGATCTGCCGACTTGGTTTCCATTCTTGGTCGTCGCTGTCGGTATGCTTGGAACGACTTATGGCGTGTCCAAGACAAAGAACGGCATGACCGAGTCGATCGCTGATAAGCTACACCGGGAGATCGCAGCTCGAATCGACGAGAATCACTTTCACGACGAGATTGACGATCCGGTGACTGATCAGTTCCAGCCTCAGGTCTGGGAACCGCCAAAGGAAGTTCCGACCAACGTCGATGAACTTCGCCAGATTGCGGAGAACATGATCCGAAACATTCGGTGATTGAAGACCGTCAAAATGGCAGTTTGAAAAGAGAGGGGGTGACCCCACGTGTCCGAAAGCATTCTGAATAGTACTAAAAAGATTCTAGGGATTGACGAAGATTACGATGCATTTGACATGGACGTAATCTTGCACATCAACAGTGCATTGTCAACTCTAAACCAGCTAGGACTAGGACCCGAAGAGGGTTTCATGATCGAGGACGAGAGTGCTGAGTGGGGTGACCTTCTCGAAGATGACATGCGGCTGAACTCGGTTAAGTCTCTTGTCTACCTCAAGGTCCGACTCATGTTCGATCCTCCAACCACTTCGTTTGCTCTGACGGCCATGCAGGAGCAAATCAGAGAACTCGAGTGGCGACTCAACGTTTACAGGGAAGGACGTGACCGAGTATGACATCATGGGCCATTGTTGCTGTCCCCGAAGACGGGGAATCGGTGTGGAAGATTTCGAGCGAGAAAGTTCCACACATGACTCTCCTCTTTCTGGGAGAGCAGTCGGATCCTGAAAAGGCTCTGCACATTTCGCAGTATCTTCAGCATGCCGTTAACCGAAGCATCTTCAAGTTTGGTGCTGAGGTTCGCAACCGAGGAGTTCTCGGTGATGAATCTGCTGACGTTCTGTTCTTCGAAGCGAACGAGCGACTGAAAGCCATCAATGACTTTCGCTCTTTCCTTCTTGCCGACTCGGTCATCAACGAGGCATACCACTCGACGACACAATTCGAGGGTTGGACGCCTCACCTGACTTTGGGCTATCCTCGTAAGCCAGCAAAGAAAACGGATGGTCTGCATTCGCTTCCTTTGTACTCGGTCTACTTTGACAAGATTGCTTTGTGGGTGGATGATTACGACGGTCCTACGTTCACTCTGGAGTATCCGGATGAACAAGCCATGGCTATGGACAGTCTTGCACATCGTCAGGCTGAGCGAGCAGCTGCACATCGTCAACTGGAAACTCCTCGTGAAGTTGTCATGCGAAATGTGTTGACTCGACGCAAGCTTCGCGAACCGAGTAACCTGAAGCATCACGGAATCGGAGCTCGAAAGTTCGAACACCGGAATCTTGTCGAAGAGGCAGCTATTCGAACCTTGAAGGCTGCAGCTGAAACCTCTAAGGCTCTTTCTCATGAAGGGCGATTCCTCAAGCATGCCATTTCTGGTGAGCTTGTTCACGGATCCACCACAGACGCCAAGAAGGTTTACGTTCGAGAGAATCAGCTTGCATTTTTGAGGCACTTCGAGCAGACTGTTGGGGGTCGCCCATCCGAGCGGGATGGTCGAGAGTTCGACATCAGCACTCGACCCGATGGCGATTGGCTTCTGTCTCGTATCGATCGTCTTTCACATACCGCAACTGTTGAAACCTGCATTCGTCCACAACTGGACGAGCGTGGGATGATCACCGGTTACGATATTGTTCATGATCAGCTCACTCAAAGCGACATGCGTTGTGCGCTAATGCATTACGGTGTCAAAGGCATGAAGTGGGGTGTTCGTCGAAAGAGTCCGAGTGGTGATGGTGGAAGTTCTTCGGGTGGTGGCTCTGGTGGTTCTTCTTCAGGGGGCGGTTCTGGGTCTTCTGCTTCTGGTAACGCTGGTCCTGGCTCTAGCAACAAGTCGAGCCAGACACGAGCCGAAAAGCGAGCCGACAAGAAGGCGCAAAGAGCGTTCGATCGTAAAGCAGCGATTGTAAAGCCGAACAAGTCCGAAGAGGCAAAGACTGCGGCTGTTGCTCGTAAGCGTTCGGAAAAGCATGGTACTGATTTGCTCACTAACAAAGAGCTTCAGGACATGGTGACTCGAATGAATCTCGAGCAGCAGTACCAGAATCTTATGGACAACAAGAAGTCTCAATCTGCTCGCTCTGCAGGAACCAAATACGTCGGAAGTTTGCTTCTTGACATTGGTACGTCTGTAGTGAAAGATGTTGCGACTGATTATCTCAAGTCCACTATCGAAGACGCAATGAGTGGTGGGAGCTCGAGGTCGAATTCGAACAGCAGTGGTCGAGATCGTCCTTCTTGGATCCGAAACGAAACCAACGATTTGCCGTCGCCTCCGCCGCGTCCCCTTCCCTGGAACCGGCAGCGACAGCTGACCTAATGTAAACTACTAGGAGATTTGCGATGGGATTGTCGAACACAGCTGTTCCTGTTTACTATGGGCAGTTCCGAGATTCAGTTCTCAGGGGTGAGATTCCCGTTAACCGGGAAATTGCTTTGGAGATGAATCGTATCGACGATCTCATCGCAAATCCGAACATGTATTACGATGATCAGTCAATTGAAGGTTTCATTCGCTACTGCGAAAACGAAATGACTTTGACTGATGGGTCAGATCTCCATCTACTTGATTCGTTCAAGCTTTGGGCTGAGCAAGTCTTTGGGTGGTACTACTTTGTCGAGCGTAGCGTCTATGTGCCCTACGAAGACAAGCACGGTGGGCGTTATGTCAACCGTACGATTAGAAAACGGCTGACGACCAAGCAATACTTGATCGTCGCTCGAGGTGCAGCCAAGTCCCTCTACGAGTCCCTGCTACAGAGCTACTTTCTGAACGTCGACACCTCAACTACCCACCAGATCACCACCTCCCCGACGATGAAACAGTCGGAAGAAGTCATGTCTCCTTTTCGAACAGCGATCACAAGAGCCAGAGGTCCTTTGTTTGAATTCCTCACTGAGGGATCCATGCAGAACACTACTGGCAGCCGAGGCAATCGGCAGAAGCTGGCTTCGACGAAGAAGGGCATTGAGAACTTCCTTACCGGATCCATACTTGAAGTTCGCCCTATGGCTATTACAAAACTTCAGGGTCTACGACCGAAGGTTTCAACAGTCGATGAGTGGTTGTCTGGGGACATCAGAGAAGACGTAATCGGAGCTATTGAGCAGGGCGCTTCGAAGTTGGACGACTACTTGATCGTTGCTGTCAGTTCCGAAGGAACCATCCGAAACGGTTCTGGCGACACAATCAAAATGGAACTTGCCGACATCCTTAAAGGCGAGTATTCAGCACCTCACGTTTCTATCTGGCACTACAAGCTGGATAGCATCGAAGAAGTCGCTGAGCCAGAGATGTGGTTGAAAGCTAATCCCAATCTGGGTAAGACCGTAACTTACGAGACTTACCACCTTGATGTGGAACGAGCAGAGAAAGCCCCGGCATCTCGCAACGACATCCTGGCGAAGCGCTTCGGGATCCCCATGGAGGGCTACACCTACTTCTTCACTTACGAAGAAACCATTCCTCATCGTCGTCAGAATTTCTGGCGGCATCCTTGCTCTCTTGGCGCTGACCTTTCGCAGGGCGATGACTTCTGTGCCTTCACTTTCTTCTTCCCTCTTCGGAATGGGAAGTTTGGAGTAAAGACACGAAGCTACATCACTGAGTTGACTCTCATGAAACTTCCGGGAGCTCTTCGCTTCAAGTACGACGAGTTCGTGAACGAGGGCAGCCTTCATGTCATGCCGGGATCCATTCTCGACATGATGGAGGTTTATGAAGATCTCGATCGACACATCGAAGAACGAGAGTACGACGTTCGATCGCTAGGGTTTGACCCCTACAACGCTAAAGAATTCGTCACTCGCTGGGAAGCTGAGAATGGTCCTTTCGGAATCGAGAAGGTCATTCAGGGTGCTCGCACCGAATCGGTTCCCCTTGGTGAGCTGAAGATACTTAGTGAACAACGCGAACTCATTTTCGATGAAAGTTTGATGTCATTCACAATGGGTAATGCCATCACCCTAGAAGATACGAATGGTAACCGTAAACTTCTTAAGAAGCGGCAAGAAGAAAAGATCGACAACGTTGCTGCAATGATGGACGCTTACATCGCTTACAAGGCAAACAAGGAGGCCTTTGAATGACATCAGATTTACAGTCATTCCTAGCCCACCATGGCGTTAAAGGTATGAAGTGGGGTGTTCGTAAGGATCAACACCGTACCTATAGCGATAAAGCTTCGACGACTACAGAAGGAATGGTCAAGCGAGCGGGCTCTACCGTTCAAATGACACGATATTTTTCTTCCGGCGGAGCTATTAAGAAGCAGCAGAATTACAACGAGGAATGGTATAGCAAACTCGAGGATGGAAAAGAGTACATCGAAAAAGGTGATACTCTGAATCGAGTCGTTCGAGGCGTTGACGATCGAGCTCTTGCTGGACGACTTTATGTGTCGCAGCTTGAGAGCGACAACGAGATGTACAAAGCTGTTATTCCTGCTGTCCAGAAGAAGTTTGCTTTTGGACAAAAAGAATACCACTCGGTATATCAAGTTGAGTTGGAAGCCAAGAAACGAATGGCTATGCCTTCTGAGAAAGTTCGTATCGACACCTTTATTGACACTATCCAAACGCCCGCTGGTCGACAGTGGATGAAGGATAGTGGTTATAAAGATGAGATCACAGAACTTAATGCTAAAGAACAAGGGCTTAAAGCTTACAAGAAGTTTAACAAGGTTGCTGGCAATCAAGATCTAGCGGTCACCGACGTCTACTTCAATAAAGTCAAGGCTCAAGGTTATGATGCCATTCTCGACGATAACGATGCTGGCATCTGGAGTAAGAAACCAATGATCCTGCTGTCTGCGCAAAGCACAGTCAAGGTCAAGAGTGTCCGTCAGCTGAGTGCTGATGAAATCAATCAGGCCCAGAGAAACGTTCTTTCTAACCGAGACTTTAAAGGCAAGCGAGGCGGGACATGACAGAAACAGTTGATGAATTTCTTGCCCACTATGGGGTAAAGGGCATGAAATGGGGGCGTCGAACCTCTGGCGATTCTGGCTCGGGATCCTCCATCCCTAGAAAGACCAATCGAGAAGCTTCGAAAGATGCTGAGGAATTTGCTAGAGCTAAGATGTTCTACGGTACCGGTGCTGGTAATCGTAGAAAGCTAATCAAAGCTTCTGTGGAAGCAAAGTCCAAAAAGGATCCGCTTTACAAACAGGCTTTCGAAGAACACCTCGCCAAGCAGGACATGGGGAAGCACGCTTCAAAAGCACAGAAGGAGCGTCGTCGAAAAGACGTAACCACGTCTACTACAAAAACCGCGAAGGGCGTTCATCGTCAAATGACCGGAGGCTTCGGTAGTGTGTCTTTGGCCTCCGCGGCCATTGCGACTGTCGCTGTCGGAGCTCACAAATCCGGAGTGGACAAGATGATCTTTGACGCCGCAATGACCAAAGTGTCTTCCAACAAGAGTTCGAGTGGGAGCGCTGAAGATTGGTTGCGGAAAAACGGTTTCGCCTAATGTTCAACGTTCGATACAGGAGAAAGGAGGTGACCTATGGCTAAATTTACCCGAAAGGTAAAAGAAGCTTACAACACTTTTAGCTCTGCGAATAAAGAGTCAGAAAATCGCTCTCCGGAAGTGTTTGGTTCTGCTACTTACGGGAATCGCCCCGATAGAATCAAGAGTTCGACCGGTACTCTTGGCGAACGTTCGATCATCACCTCGATCTACACTCGAATCGGGATCGATATTGCTTCTATTCAAATTCGACATGTTCGATTGGATGAACAAGATCGATTCCAAGCGGACATAGACAGTGGATTGAATAACTGCCTTACTGTTGAAGCGAACATCGATCAGGGTTCACGTTTCTTCCGTCAAGACATTGCTATGACTCTCTGCTCTGAGGGTGTTGTGGCTATAGTCCCGGTCGATACGTCTCTGAATCCTTCTGTTTCTACCTCATACGACATCTTGACGATGCGTGTAGGAAAGATCATCAGTTGGCATCCTGAGCACGTTCGAATCAGCCTTTACAACGAGAAGGTTGGACGCTTCGAAGAGATCTTGGCTCCGAAGAAGAACGTTGCGATAGTCGTAAACCCGCTATATTCGATCATGAACGAGCCGAACTCTACTCTTCAGCGATTGGTTCGAAAGCTGAATCTTCTTGATTCGGTCGATGAGGCTTCGGCATCGGGAAAGCTCGACTTGATCATCCAGCTGCCTTACGTCGTCAAGTCCGAAGCAAGACGCCAACAGGCTGAGCAACGACGAACCGACATCGAGACGCAGCTTAAAGAGGGAAAGTACGGCATCGCCTACACCGATGGCACCGAGAAGGTGACTCAGCTCAACAGGCCTGCCGAGAACAACCTCATGGAGCAAGTCGAATACTTGACCACTATGTTGTATGGTCAGCTCGGCATTACAGACGCAATCCTTAACGGGACAGCGGACGAAAAGACAATGCTGAACTATTGGAACCGAACAATCGAACCAATGGTTGCTGCCATCACGGAGTCCATGCATCGAACGTTCCTGACTAAGACTGCTCGTTCCCAGAAGCAAGCCGTACGCTTCTTCCGGGATCCGTTCCGTCTGGTTCCGATCGAGAACATCTCTGAGATCGCCGACAAGTTTACTCGTAACGAGATCATGACCTCGAACGAGTTCCGACAAGTTGTTGGCATGGTTCCATCTCAGGATCCTAAGGCCGATCAACTCGTTAACAGCAACATGCCTCAGATGGATACTGGTGTTGAACCACCAACTACCGTTGAGGGAGAGGTTGTTGAAGACGCCGAAGTCGTCGAGGATGACGGATCCGGCGAAATGATGGGTGCTCTCGATTCCTTCAACTCCAAGATCGACGAGATGTTTGCCGAACTTGGTGGGGAGGACTGACATGGACTACATGGGCTCTATTGAAACCGTACCTCTCGAGGAACTGTTTCATGAGTACGACCCAGTCAAGGCTCGCGAGTACTACTTGCGGACTCGACAGCTAAAAGGTCGAAAGCCTGGTGCGGCTAAACCCGGACCCAAGGGTCGTGGGCCCTCGAAGGCCGAACTAGCGAAGCGAAAGCTGGCTGCTAAAAGGAAAGCCGAAAGGGCTGAACTTAAGAAGAAGCTTGCTGAGCTAGAGGTCCGTGTAGACCAGCTCAACCGTGCGATTAAGCAGGCTAAGGTAGCTGCTATGCGTCGTGCCGGGAATGTCTCTGAGGATACTCTCAACAAGATGATCTCAGCTGAGGTCAAAAGTCCGGGTAGCTCAAAGGGTATGAAGGACGAAAAAGGTCCCGATAAGAAGAAGGAAAAGTCTTCTAAGCCCGATGACAAAACTGCTTCTGAAAAGCGTGAAGCCGCTAAGGCTGCAAAAGAAGCTTATGAGAAAGAAAACCCGGACGCTGGTAAAGATGATTCCAACGCAGACATTCAGGAAAAGGTTGATAAGACAGCCGAACGTCTTGAAAAGCTACAGAAGCGAGTAGAAGCCATAGGTCGAATTGGAGCTTAGTATGATTCACAATAAGTCGTCCAAACCAACGAAAGGGGGCGGTCAAAATGGAACCCGACTTTAGTGGTTTTGCCACCAAAGCCAATCTTCGATGCTCAGACGGTCGTACGATTCTGTCTGACGCGTTCAAGCATATGGACGGGACAAAGGTCCCGCTCGTTTGGCAGCACGCACATAACGAGCCTTCCAATGTTCTCGGCCATATGCAGCTCGAAGCTCGTGGTGGAGATGTCTACGGCTACGGATTCTTCAACGATTCCGATGCTGCCGTAAACGCCAAGTCGCTTGTCAAGCACGGCGACATCACAGCACTATCTATCTACGCCAATAAGCTGGTGGAAAAAGATAAGGCCGTCATGCATGGGACTATCCGTGAGGTCAGTCTCGTTCTTGCGGGGGCGAACCCTGGTGCCTTGATCGACAATGTCAACATCGCCCATAGTGACGGATCTTTGGACACTCTGGACGATGAGGCGATCATCTACACGGGACTACCAATCGCCCACTCGGAAGAGAGTACAGAAACCATGGGTAACAAGACCATCGGCGACATCTTTGACACCCTCAACGATGAGCAGAAGGGCGCAGTCGGGCAGATGCTCGAGTCTGCTCTTGCTCACGCAGAGGATGACGACAAAGATAAGGAAAAGGTCGACACCGATAAGAAGGACGACGACAAAGATTCGGGATCCGGCGAAAAGACTGTGAAGCAGATCTTTGACGGGATGACCGAAGAGCAGAAGAACGTCGTCTACTTCATGATCGGCCAGGCTTTGGATGAAGCCAAGGGCGAGAAGACCGAAACGAAGTCTTCGTCTGATTCGGACGAGACCAAATCCACCGCAAAGCACGACAACTTCTCGGAAGGAAGTACAACCATGTCGCACAACGTTTTCGATAAGGATGCCGTGACCGGCGCTGACACCACTCCTGCACTGAGCCACGCCGACTCGGCTTCGATCTTCGAAGGCGCGAAGCGACTCGGTTCCATCAAGGAAGCCGCTGAGGACTACGCCCTTCAGCACGGCATCGAGGACATCGACGTCCTGTTCCCGGACGCCAAGGCGATCTCGAGTACCCCGGAGTTCATCGCTCGCCGGACCGAGTGGGTTTCGGAGGTCATGACGGGAACCCGTAAGACCCCGTTCTCGCGCATCAAGAGCCTGACCGCGAACCTGACCCTCGAAGAGGCTCGGGCGAAGGGTTACATCAAGGGTAACCTGAAGAAGGAAGAGTTCTTCCGGGTCGCCAAGCGAGTCACGACCCCCCAGACCATCTACAAGAAGCAGAAGCTGGACCGGGACGACATCCTGGACATCACCGACTTCGATGTGGTGGCCTGGCTCAAGGGTGAGATGCGTCTCATGCTCGAGGAAGAGATCGCTCGCGCGGTCCTGCTCGGCGATGGCCGCTCCGCTGGCGACGACGACAAGATCTCTGAGGATCACGTCCGTCCGATCGCCAACGAGGACGAGCTCTACGTCACCTACCTGTACGTGAACACGGGTGGCGATGAGTACACTGCTGAGGAGATCATCGATTCTCTGACCCTGCAGCGTCGTCACTACCGCGGCTCGGGCAACCCGACCTTCTTCACCAGCGAGACCGTTCTCGCTCAGCTCCTGCTGATCAAGGACAAGATGGGTCGTCGTATCTACCCGACCGTGAACGATCTGTCGGCCGCTCTGCGCGTGTCGAAGATTGTCGCTGTCGAGGTCATGGACGAGCCGTCCGTCGATATCCTCGGCGTCATGGTGAACCTGCAGGACTACACCATCGGTGCTGACAAGGGTGGCGACGTCGCGCTGTTCGACGACTTCGACATCGACTACAACCAGTACAAGTACCTGATCGAGACCCGTATCTCGGGCGCCCTCGTGAAGGCGAAGTCGGCTGTGGTCATCAAGGCCGTCGCCGGTGGAACCCTGGTTCGTCCGACCGCTCCCACTTGGGATGACGAGAACAAGACCGTGACGGTTCCGACCGTGACCGGTGTCACCTACAAGAACAAGCTCACCAACGCGACGCTGACCACCGCTTCGCCGGTGGAGCTGACCCCGGATGAGGAGCTGACCGTGATCGCGGTTCCGGCTTCCTCGAGCTACTACCTGGCCTCGAGTGCTGAGGACGAGTGGATGTTCGACGGCGACCGGGGCCAGGTCAGCGGAGCATTCTGATCTGAGCCATGGCTAAATTCTGCGGTGTAGTTGGTTACGGCGAAGCTGTGGAAACCCCTCCAGAGTCGGGCGTTTGGGTTGACCGAATTGTAGAACGAAAGTACTACGGTGACGTTATCCGAAACGCCCGCTCTCTGGCGGCGGGGGAAAGACTCCACGACGAGCTTACGGTCAGTAACTCAATCTCCATCGTAGCTGATGCATACGCGCACAACCATATCTTCGCAATTCGTTATGTCAGTTGGTCGGGGGCTTTGTGGACGGTTTCAGACGTCGAAGTGCAAAGCCCCCGGCTCATTCTGAGGTTGGGAGGTCAGTACAATGGCCCGACCCCGGCTTGAGCTGCAGCAGGTACTAAAAGAAATCGTACCTAACGTCTACTTCCAACCTCCAAACGGTTTGTCGATGACATATCCGTGCATCATCTACGCGCGAGATACGATGGATGTGTCGTATGCAGACAACAGTCCGTATAGACACGCCATCCGTTACGAGGTTACTGTCGTCGATCAGAATCCAGATAGTGATCTAGTTCAAAAGGTAGCGAATCTACCTTTGGCTTCTCACAATCGGTTCTTTACGTCAGATAATCTAAACCACGACGTCTTTACGTTGTACTTCTAAAGGAGTAAAAAGCAATGGCAGAAATCAAGTGGGATGCCGCTGGCGACCGTCTCTATGAGACTGGTGTCGATCATGGCGTTCTCTTCATCCCCGACAACACCGGTGCCTACGCCAATGGCTACGCCTGGAATGGTCTCACGTCGGTCTCGGAGTCGCCTTCGGGTGCCGAGCCCAACCCGCAGTACGCGGACAACATCAAGTACCTGAACCTCATCTCGAATGAGGAGTTCGGTGCGACGATCGAGGCCTTCACGTACCCGGAGGAGTTCGCTCAGTGTGACGGTACCGCCGTCGTCGGTGGCGTTCAGATCGCTCAGCAGGCTCGGAAGACCTTCGGGTTCTCCTACCGCACGCTCATCGGTAACGATCTCGTCGGAACCGACTTCGGGTACAAGATCCACCTCGTTTACGGCTGCAACGCTGCTCCCTCGGAGAAGTCGCGCTCGACCGTCAACGACTCGCCCGAGGCCGCAACCTTCAGCTGGGAGCTCACCACCAACCCGGTGCCCGTCGAAGGTATCAGCCCGACGACCGGGAAGCCCTTCCGGCCGACCGCCCACGTCACCATCGATTCGACCATGGTGTCGGAGAGCGCCCTGGCGGAGTTCGAGAGCATCCTTTACGGTACCTCCAACACCGAACCCCGTCTTCCCTCCCCGACCGAGGTCCTGGAGATGGTTGGCGGCTCGGCTACTGAGGTCACGGCCACCCCGCCGACCTTCGATGCCCCGTCGGACACCATCACCATTCCCTCCACCACCGGTGTGAACTACAAGATCGGTGGCGTCCCCGTGGCTGCTGGCGATCGGGTCATCACCGCAGAAACTGTTGTGGTTGCGGAGCCGAACGTCGGCTACAAGTTCCCCACCGGAGCCACCACCAGCTGGACCTTCACCCCCTAGGTTCAGCATTAATCGAGAGTGAGAGTTAAGGTATGCTCCAGCTTCAAGTTGTTATGGATGAAAGCTTCAACGAACAGACTCAAGAGTTCATTACGAAGACTCATCGATTGAGGCTGGAGCACTCCTTAGTTTCATTGTCAAAATGGGAGTCAACATACGAAAAACCGTTCCTAAGTGAGAAAGACAAAAGCCAGGAAGAGATCTTGGCCTACGTCATGATGATGGATCTCGATGACGATACTCCTCTGGATGTTTTTCTGAAACTCAATCATCAGGACTACAACAAGATCAACGCTCACATTAACGGTAAAAAGACGGCAACGTGGTTTAACAAGAAACCTAGCAAGAAAAAGAAGACTCAAACGGTAACTAGCGAGCTTCTTTACTATTGGATGACCTCTTACGAGATTCCTTGGGAAGCTCAGTACTGGCATCTTAATAGATTGTTCACCCTCATCGAGGTCTTTAACGAAGAACGAGCCGCTGCCGAGAGCAAGACCGGCAACAAGAGCGTGAACAAGGAACATAAAGAAAGTATGGCTGATCAGCGCAGACGTTTGAACGCTGAACGACGAGCTGCTCTTAATACTACGGGTTAATCGGGAGGTGAACAAATGACGCGAATTATGTGGAACTCCATTGGACAGAGGCGATACGAGGTTGGTATTGACCGTGGCGTTCTTTATCTTCCTCAAGAAGGAATTGCGGTTCCTTGGAACGGTTTGACGTCAGTTAGTGACGTTTCTGACACTGTAGTTGAGCCTTTGTACTTCAACGGCATCAAGTACTACGACTACGTTTCTCGTGGTGACTATAAAGGAACTCTGAAAGCCTTTACCTACCCCGAAGAGTTCGAGCTTTACGATGGAGTTCAAGAGTCTGGTAACGGCATCTTCGTTACTGGTCAGATTCCGACTGGCGTCTTTCATCTCTCCTATCGAACAATGATCGGTGACGACATCGACGGTGTTGGTGGAGGATACAAGATTCATGTCTTGTACAATCTCACTGCAAAGCCCTCGAACAAGACGTATTCGACAATCAACAACTCTCAAGCCGCTCAGGAATTTTCCTGGGAGCTATCATCGGTCCCCATGGCTGGTCTTAACCTTCGACCTTCGTCTCACATCATATTTGACACTACAAAGATGCATGAGATTGCGATCGCCGAGGTTGAGCAGGCTCTTTACGGAACCGACACGCAGGATCCGCAGATGAAGACCATCGACGAGTTCGAGTTCATCACCACAACTGCGGCTGAGATCGAGATCGTTGATAACGGTGACGGTACTTGGAGCGCCTCAGGATCCGATTACTTCATCAAGCAGATGCCTGGCGTCGGTCTCTTCACGATTAAAGAAGCCGATGCCGTATATTTGGACGATGAAACCTACGAGATCTCGACTACTGAAAGTTAGGAGCAGAACATGGCAAGAGTAACAGTTACTGGTTTCACGGCTGCTAGAATGCTGGAAATTGAACAGGCTTCAGTCGTAAGCGGCACTGTTCAGGGCGACTCCCTTGTTCTGCTGACTAAGGGCGGGAACGAGATCGTTGCAGGTAACGTTCGAGGGCCTCAGGGCGTTAAGGGCGACCCGGGCGGTGTGCCTGATGCTACCAACTCGACCAAGGGTGGTGTTCGACTCCAGGGCAATCTTGGTGGATCCGCTGCCACGCCTACGATCACAGGCGCTCTAGACGGAACTGTCGACGCGAGTCTTGCAAACGTTACGACGCCAAATCCCGCCGGGGGGAATTTCACAGCAACGCTTCGACAGGTATTTGCTGCGGCTCGAGTTGCTGTGGCAAAAGCTGGCAAAACTCAGACCCTTTGGTCTGGAACTCTTGCTGAGTACTCTGCGATTCCCGAGGCGACTCGTAATGCTGAAGGTTTTGTGGCGGTGATCTTGGAATGATCAAAGTCGGGACTCGTAACGCTGGAGAGATAGTCGACCCCACTCGCGTGGCGAAAGTTGTTCTAGCTCGACACCCCAGCGGGCAAGTTCGAGAAGCATATCCAGTTCACCCATATGCTGAAAAGGGTAACGATTTCAGCGTAGCATCGGACATTGGTTTTCTTCCACTTTCTATTATGGAAGAATCAAACATGCTTGGAGCGACAATCACCAATGGCTTATATAAGCCAAGGGTGACGAACGTAAATGCAAAGCATATTCGTTTGTGCGAAAGAATGTACGATGGCAACGAATTGACTGTTCAATTCACGGTTGCTGATCTACAGCCTATTGTGCGTCCTTCGTCGGTTATTTTGGGCGCTAATGTTTATGGGCAAGATGCTATTGAAGTCTTGTTTGGTAGCGATGGCTTTCGAATCCAAGTTACTGATTACGAAAACATTGTGTCCGCCGTTTACCCATTTACATATGCTCTAGCCAACAACGATGTTGTAACGGTTAAACGTCTATTGGATATTATCGTCATCCATGTTAATGGGAGCTACGTTTTCGCGGCAAGGGATCCGCTCCTTAAGCCTAACGATTCCCAGACATACGTTGGCGTTAGAACCACGTCTACTGCAACAGGAATATCTAGCGCGTTTTCAAGCCTTAAGTTTATCGGGTCTACTTTTCAAGCTGATCAACTTCTTGTTCGCTTTGATGTCGAGCGCAAAGTTCTTCCTCAGAACACAGCAACCCTAGTTGGTTCCTTCTACAGTGCTCAAGGTGGACATGCCTTGCTTATGTTGAATGAGTTTGGGTGGACCAACTGGACAAACTTCAGCGTTCGACAGGTTGAGGTGAACGTTAATGGCGTTCAGCAGCTTTTGATTACGAATCAGAATGGCGGAAGTACTTCTAAAGAGCTAACGCTTCCTCCCAATTCATTATTCGAAATCAAGGCAATTTCAAATGCCGGTAATGCTTCTGATCGAACAATTAAAGAAGGCCTCTTCGAGGTCTATCCGTATTAATTGCGCTATTAAAATTCTCTAGAATACAGGATTGAGGTTTTTGTGCACATCATCTATGCCGACGGAATTGGATCCAGTGCTCCAGGAGTGGTTCACGAGGACTCGGTTCTTTACGACGTGATCGATCGCTTGGTTATCCTCAATCGGGAGTATAAGCCGGATCGTGTTATCTGGCCTGCCTCCATGGCCGGTGTTGGTGGGGTCCAGTCCTGGGACGAGTCAACTCGACTCGGAGTTGAGAACATTGACTACATTGTTGATGGTCTTAACGGTGAAACGTTCATCCTTCTGGGCTACTCGGGTGGCTGTCGAGTCATTCGCGAATGGCTGATGAAGAACGAGCATCGCCTTGCACAGGTGGTAGCTGTAGGGATGCTGTCGGACCCGTTTCGTCCCAAAGGTCGTAAGCAGGCAGAACTTCCAGACACTATCGGGTGGGGGATTTGTGGTCAGGAGTTGGGCCCTATTCCCGATCGTACCTATTGGACTACCGTCCCTGGGGACGTTATCTCCGATGCTCGAGAGGATTCGCTCCTTCGGACTGCCGCCGACGCATCCAACGTGATGCCCGGCCAGTTTGTCGGTGACCTTGCCAAGCACCTGAACGACGGAGACCTCCAGCTAGCCTACCAGCTCAAGGTGTTTCGACAGAACCCGGTCAAGTGGCTGTTCAACCTCGGCCCTCGTCTCCACCAGGCGCGAATTGACATTGAGGGCTACCTCGGCGGGCAGCACACCACTGCCTACCAGAAGCCCTATGCTGGTGGGGGATCCCTAGCTCAGCGATTGGCCGACTCCATCAACTGGAAAGCCACACACCGAACCGACTAATTCTTTGGAAAGGGGCCCTTATGCCGTCGATCACAATGACCCATAAGGGTACCTTTACAAACACCCAGAGCAAATTGAATAGAATGTCGAAAGGCATGATTCAAGAAGTTCTGGCTAAGTACGGTGCTCTTGGCGTTCATGTTCTTTCTCAAGCCACCCCCATTGACTCGGGCGAGTCGAGGAATTCTTGGACCAGCAAGGTCGAGAAGCGAGGAAAGGGATGGAGACTTTCCTGGCACAATCAAAATAGGACCGTAAACGGTCAACCTGTCGTCATTCTAATTCAGTTCGGACACGGAACAGGTACTGGCGGATACGTAGCTGGTAAAGATTTCATTAACCCAGCGATTAAACCCGTCTTTGATCTCATCATTGCCGAAGTCCGGAGAAAGGTGGCAAGTTAATGGCCGTTATTGATGACCTCATCGTCGCAATGCAGTTCGACAACGCCAAGTTCGAGGCTGCGGTCAAGGTCTCGATGGCTACTCTTGCACATCTCAAGAGTACGCTTAACTTCGGCGCTGGTCCTAACGGTATTGATGCGGCTCAGGCTTCGGCCAATAGGTTCAACACCAATCAGGCTCAGGGCCAGGTTTCTGCTCTGAGTGCTAAGTTCACAGCCATGGCGACAGTCGCTATTACAGCGATATCCAACATCACAAACAAGATTGTTGATGCTGGCGTTAACATGGCAAAGGCTCTTACAATTGATCCGATTACCTCGGGTCTTCAAGAGTATGAAACGAACATGAATTCGATCCAGACGATCTTGGCTAACACCCAGGCGTCTGGCGCAACACTTAAAGATGTTTCGGCTAATCTGGATGAGCTGAATCATTACGCCGATCAGACGATTTACAACTTCTCTGAGATGGCAAAGAACATCGGTACGTTCACCGCGGCCGGTGTTGACCTTGACACCTCAACCCAATCCATCAAGGGTATTGCTAACCTTGCGGCTCTGTCTGGTTCAAACTCCCAGCAGGCTTCGACGGCAATGTACCAGCTTTCTCAGGCCATTTCTTCTGGTCGAGTGAGTCTTGAGGACTGGAACTCGGTTGTTAACGCTGGTATGGGTGGTACTGTATTCCAGCGTGCTCTGGCTCAGACAGCGGAGCAGATGGGTACTCTTAGCGACGGGGCGGTTACTCTTACCGGCGACATGAAGAATGTCTCCATCGAGGGTAAGTCGTTCCGAGAGTCGATCACGGCTAAGCCTGGTCAAGAATCTTGGTTGACCTCTGAGGTTCTGACTAACACTCTTAAGCAGTTCACTGGCGACTTGTCTGACGCCGAGCTTGCTGCTCAGGGTTTCAGTGCGGCCCAGATCAAGGCTATCCAACAACAGGCCAAGACGGCTAAGGCGGCTGCCACAGAGGTCAAGACCTTCACTCAGCTCATCGACACCTTGAAGGAAGGCGTCGGATCCAGCTGGGCCGAAAGCTGGCGTACCATCATTGGTGACTTTGAGCAGGCTAAGTCCTTGTGGACTGGCGTGTCGAACACCGTTGGTGACATGATCGGCAAGTCTTCGGATGCTCGAAATGAGCTTCTCAAGGGTTGGGCTGAAGGTGGGGGTCGAGTTGCTGTAATCGAAGGGCTCTCAAACGCATTCAAGGCTTTGATGTCGATCATCACGCCTATCAAGGATGCGTTCAGAGAGATATTCCCTCCGGCGACGGCAGCTAACCTCATTAGCCTTTCGCAGGCATTTGCTCGTTTTACTGAGGGTCTTATTCTCGGTAGTGAAACCGCCGACAGACTCAAGAGAACATTTGCTGGCGTCTTTGCCATATTTGGCATCGCTGCGACGATCATCAAGGCTGTCATTGGTGTCTTCTTCGACTTGTTCGGAGCAGCCCAGGGTGGCTCCGGCGGAATTCTGTCCATAACAGCTTCTCTCGGTGACTTCTTGGTTAAGGTTCACGAGACTCTCGCTAACAGTGAGGGATTCAAGAACTTCTTCGAAGGGCTCGGCGCTGTTCTGGCCGTCCCGATCAAGATGCTCGGCATTGTCGGTGAAGGTATTTCCGGATTCTTGACGAATCTTGGTCAGCTTGGTGGCGCTCTTAGCCAGGTCTACGCTATCTTGAGTCGAGGCGACTTCATCAGTGGTCCCTTCGCGGAAGACTCCAAAATGGTCGACGTCTTGTTCCGAATTCGGGAAGGCGTTGAGTACGTAACTGGAGCTATATCTCAGTTCTGGAACGTTCTGACAAAGGGCGACTTCGTTGGTGGCGGTCCTTTCTCTGAGGATTCACCTCTTATCAACGGTCTCTTTGAGTTCCGTGAGATGCTTGCCAACTTCTTCACCCCAGGCAATATTTCCACCTTGCTTGGTGCTGGTGCAGTTGCTGCTTTGGGCTACGGATTCATCCGAGTCTTCAAGGGTGCGGTTGCTAAGCTTACCGGTGAAAAGGGCGGTATCATTGGTGACCTGAAGGATACGATCACCAGCGTCAAGGACAGCTTCGAGAGTGTTACCGGCATATTTGATAAGCTGACTAGCTCGCTTACCGTTATGCAGGCCAACATCAAGTCCGACATCATTCTCAAGATCGCTGTTGCTGTGGGTATTCTTGCCTTGGCAATGAAGCTTCTTGCTACGATGGACGTTCCCGCTCTAATCAAGTCGCTTACGGCTGTTACGGCTGCTGTGGCTATCCTTGTTGGAGCTCTAGCGGTAATCAGTAAGTTTGCTGGTGCCGCCGGTATTGTTCAGATGCCTGTTATTGCCGCGGGTCTTGTTCTCCTTGCTGCTGCCGTAGTTATATTGGCTGCCGCAATGAAGATCATAGCGACGATGAGTTGGGAAGAGATAGGCAAGGGTCTAACTGGCGTTGTTGCTCTGATTGCTATGCTTGTCGCGGCCTCGGTTGGCCTTGGCAAAGCAAGTGGTCCGATGCTACGCGCTGGCCTGGCTATGATTCCCATGGCTGCGGGTATCAGACTGTTGGTTCTGTCTGTACAAGCCATGAGCACGTTTTCTTGGAGTGAGCTAGGCAAGGGTCTTGGCGGTCTTGCTGCCATGATGGCTATATTGGCCGCCTCGCTGAATCTCATGCCGAAGAACATGCCGCTCATCGGTGCTGGATTGATCATGGTTGGCGGCGCGCTGATGATCATATCTTCAGCAATTGGCAACCTCGGATCCATGGATACGGGCACTCTGGTCCAGGGCATCTTGGGTATTGGTGGCGCTCTAGCTATCGTTGCTCTTGCGCTTAACCTCATGCCTAAGAACATGCTCATGATGTCTGCTGGCTTGATGATCGTCTCGATTGCTCTCGTGGCTGTCGGTGGTGTTATTCAAAGTCTTGGCAGCATGTCTGTTGGTGAGCTCGCCAAGGGCCTCATTGGTCTTGGTGTCTCTCTTGGTATGTTGGCTATTGCCCTGATCGCCATGCAGGGCGCTATGATGGGTGCTCTTGCACTGGGTATCGCCGCAGCGGGTCTTACGCTGCTTATGATCCCTATATCCATGATGGCGTCTATGTCGTGGCAAGAGCTTCTCATGGGTCTTGGCGGTCTAGCAGCTATATTGGTGCTTCTGGGCGTTGCAGGCTATGTGCTTGGTCCTGTGACTCCGGTAATCATTGCTTTGGGTATTGGTATGGCAGCGTTGGGCATTGGTATGCTCGCTGTTGCTGCTGCCGCTCTTGTGTTTGGCCTGGCGCTCAAGACCATATTTGAAGTGGTCATGCTTGGTCAAGGTGCTATGACCGCTGTTCTGACATTTATTCCACAGCTAGCAACGGCTTTCGCTCTTGCGGTAGCTTCTTTCGCTGTGGGTATTGCTCAGAACGCAGGAGCTATTGTCGGAGCTCTCGGTGAGCTTCTTGGCAAGATTCTCGACATGGTTATTCAGCTCATTCCTAAGATTGCCACGGTTATTAGTGAGCTTCTTACGGCTGTTCTGAACATCATCATCGAACACGCTCCTCAGGTTGCTGATGCGTTTATCGCTTTGGTTCGTGGGCTCATCGAGGTCGTTACAACTCTTGCCCCTGAGCTTTGGGATGCTGGTTTCCAGCTCATCATCGGGTTCCTCAAGGTTATTCGTGACCGGATCCCTGAGATGGCAACGGTTGCAACGGATATTATCGTTGCATTCATCGGCAGCTTGGCTTCTAACATCAACCGGATCATTCAGGCTGGCGTTGACTTCATCGTCGACTTCCTGAATGGTCTTGCACAAGGTATTCGAGACAACATGCCTCGAGTTACTGCGGCAGCTACTGAGGTTGGTAAAGCGCTTGTTGAGGGTATAGCCAATGCTATCCGTAATGGTCTGAGCACGGTTATATCCGCGGCTAAGGATCTGGCAAGCTCTGCTCTGACAGCAGCCAAGGAAGCATTGGGTATTGCATCACCTTCGAAGAGGTTCTACGAGCTTGGCGAGTGGACCGTTGAGGGTTATGTGAATGGTATCGAGTCTAAGGACTCTTTGGCAGCTAAGACCGCTAACAAATTCGCAACGGGATTCGTCGCTGGCTTCTCGAAGGGTATTGGTAAAGAGATGCCCGCGGTCTTGGACGAGGTGTTCAAGATCATCGAAGAGGGCACCGAGGATGCGGTTATATCTACACAGGCTATGGAGGGTGGCTTCAGTTCCTTGAGTGGGGCTGTGTGGCAGGCTGAGCTTGCCCTGGCTGAGTTCCATGGCGAGGTTAACCGTGCGGATCCCAAGTCGGTTGAGGCGTATGTCGAGAAGGCAGGTGGCAAGCTTAAGTACCTTGCTGGCGTTCTCGACGCTGTCAAGGAAGCGGCTAACGAAGCCTTCAGTCAGTTGGCTGAGGGTAAGGGTCTTGACCAGGTTCTGGGCAGTGAAGAGTTCCTCGGAACGATTCTTAACACAGGCCTGTCTGTCGGCAGCATGTTCGGCATTGAGGGTATGCTTATTACCGCAGGCATCAGGCTTGGTTTGGCTGTTGTCGACGGCTTGTTGAGCGTATTCATGGGTCCTGGCACTACCGTTCTTGGGTTGATCGGTGGTTGGATCCAAAAGCTGGTTAAGGCTGTTGGTGGTTGGTTCGGTATCAAGTTCCCTGTTGCAGAGGAGCTTGAAGAGGGCGACAAGGCTCTCGAGGACTTCATGGCTAAGGTTGATGAAGGCAATGGACGATACGAGAAGCTTACAGAAGAAGCAGTTAAGGGTCTGACCGACCGAATGAATGAGGCTGATGATCTTGCCAATGGAATCGATGGTACTGAGCCTGTGATCAGGCCGATCCTCGATCTCAACGGCTGGAACAAGCAGTTTGAGGATTTCTTGGACAGCCTGGACACTGGTCCTGTCGTGCTTAATGCGATTATCAACCGTGCATCTGATTTCTTTGATGACACGGTCGAGAATCTTCGAAACCTGTTCAACTTCGACAGGGACAGCGCGGCAAAGACAACCATCATCGAGATGAATCAGACGAATACCTCACCAAAGGCTCTTGATCACGTCGAGATCTATCGAAATACCAAGAGCCAACTATCACTGGCAAAGGAGGAGTTGGGCATCACATGAAATTTGATCAGGTTATATTGACGGGCACGAAGTCGATCACACTATTCGACTTGAAGAACCCGCGTTCGACGCCTTACACCGCCAAAACCATTGACGGTATGGATCCGACTGACGTGGATGTCACTCTCGCACAGACGAGTAGCGGCACAGGCATTTATATTGGTCGTCGTGAGCAACTTCGCGAGATCACGTTGAACATCAACCTCAATCCTGACTATGGGATTGGACAAACCCCTGAGTCGCTTCGGGAAGAGATATATTTGCTCAACCCAATCAACGAAGATGCTTCTCTGGACTACAGGTTGATGCTTGACGGGGTCGAAGTTGCCATGACGCCGGTATACATCAAGCGGACTGAGTCTGCTGTGTTTGATAAGAACACTTTGATGCAGCTTGTCCTGGCATCCACGTCAGGCGTTTTCAAGCGAAGGACTCCCATATCTGTCCCGGATCCTCAGTTGGACAAAGTGCACCCAGTACTTCACAATGCTGGGTCTGCTATGTCCGGCTTCCGGTTGGAAGTGGATTTCCTTGCCGCAGCTACCAAATTTGGGCTTCGTCAAGCAGTACCGACTGACGATCTCATCATTGAAAAGATCCCGACAAACCCGGATCTATTTCTTGCAGGAGATCGTCTCATCGTCGACACGAACATTGGTCAACGAGGGGTATGGCGGAAGCGTGCTGGTGTTACAGAGAGTCTCATGGGATCCCTGACTCAGGCATCCGTGTGGCTTTCTCTATATCCTGGAAACAACACACTCGAAGTGCTGTTGGATCCCGCCACGCACGCTTCCACCATTAACTGGAAGCTGTACGAGCATACTCCGAAGTATAGGGGCGTGTAAGTATGGATCTCATCACTCTCAAAGACTGGGTATATCCTGCTACCGCGCCAGGTGTGCCGCCCTACGTGCCCCAGGACGCTGTCGGTCGATACAACATTCAGTACGGAACTGCTTCTCCCGTACAACAAGATGTTTATCGTCCCGATGAGCTTGTTGAGAACTACACCTCCCTTATTTGGAAGGAAGGTTTTCGTCCAACGGGTGCGTTTGAAATGAAGACGTACGACATTGAGAGAACGCTTCAGCAGCTGCCACTTTATAAGCTTGTCAGTCTTCGGGATACTGACGAAGTTTATATTGTGACTTCCCATTACATCGGCTCCAACGATGCGGGTGAAGATGTTCTCACGGTCAAGGGGATTACCTATCTCAGGTACCTCATGGAGAATCGTCCTACGTGGGCGTACCAAGGTGGACCTGCTGATAAGAAGAATGCCGAGAATGTGAACCTCGTGTTTCAGATTCCTGACCATTTGGCGTTCGTCTTGTGGGGTGCGATTGTATTTCCGTTTGCTGAGGGTGGCTTTCCCAACACGGGCAAGGCCTTTGAGCTCCCAATGAACGTAATCGTACCCCACACGGCTATATCTCAGACAATCCGCACCGACAAGGGAAGTTGGTATAGGACTGAGTGGCCGCCTCCGATTGAACAGAGGATCACAACGGTCGATCAGGTTCTGGCACTAGATCAAAGCTATGGGATCCGGGCTATTCGTCCTAAGAATGCCAGTGCTAAGATCTACAGGCCATATTTCACAAGCCTGAGAGGTGAGGGTTTCACAGAAAACGAAACAAACCTCACCAAGCTGTTGTTTGATGTGTATGAAGCTCGCGACTTGACTGTCGGTGCGGATCGCATCATGTTCCAGTTTAAATCGGGGGATATTACCAATTCCGAGTGGATCGCATCGATTGAGACTTATAAGAACGTGGTAAGTTCTCACAGTGATGTTCCACCGAAGCTTCTTGGTAACGTTAATGCGTTTCCCGCAGTAGTTTCCCGAATCGTTTGGGAGGATGACGCTAAGGTCGATAGTGTCACGGGGGAGCCGATTGTCGGTAATCCAGACGTTAGGAAGTACAAGGCTGGAAAGAACTTTCAGATGGGTCAGGTTGACGCCAATCTTGGCATGCCTGATGCGATTGAAGTGTGGCCTCCAGCCGCGGAAGCGAAACTAAGATCCGAAGGTCTCAAGTACATCAAGGAGCAAAACGCACTTGAGATGCTTTCGGCTGATATTTCACCTTTGACCCAATACAAGTACAAACAACATTACGATCTTGGAGATATCGTGATGGTACATGGCAAATACGGTGATCCACAAAAGATGGTCGTCTCCGAGTACACGAGGACGTCTGACTCGACGGGTATCAGCGGCTTTCCAACTTTGATCAAATGGGAAGATCCCGAAGCAGGCATCACACCGCCCTCTTAAGTACGGAAGGAAGCGTTTTTTATGGTACACTTGCATCCAAGGTGGTACAAGACAAAGCCTTGGGATCGTCATGGACTCATTCTTGTTACCGCAGGGGTTATTTACGCTGCAATTGGGTTTATGTTCTCTTTGCAACCAGCAACAGAGCTTCGATCTGAGAATCTGAAATTTGCCTTGTCTATCATGCCGTATTTCGCATGGGCTGTTGGATTCATCATAGTCGGGCTATTCACAATTGTTTCTTCTCGATGGCCGCTCGCACCTAAGTCTCTTGGGTACAGTGTGCTAACCGGGTGGACATCCTTGTGGGCTGGTTTTCACATTATTGGGGGGACGGCCGCTGACAGTAGTGCATATGTTGCCAGCGGTTTCGCGTGGGCAATGATTGCGTTTCTGTGGTGGGCAATTAGCGGCCTTATCAGTCCACCTAAGGAGAGGATGACTGGTGGATATCTTTACTCAAGTGGGCACACTGCTGGTTGCGGCAATTGCGGCTCTGTCTGCGTATGCAACACAGAGACAGGCTTCGAAAGCAAGCCATCGGGCTCAGATGGAGAACCATCGAGCGACAATGGAGATAGAAGCGTTTGATCGTGCTCGGGCATTCGACTCCGAGACGATTATTCGTCAGAACGAGCTAGTGGGGGAGCAGCGTCGCGAGATCGACCGTCTCAGACGTGAGAACGACAAGCTTTCGGAGCTCCGTAGTGAGTGTATTCGGAAGCATGGTGGTTGTCCGGAACCTAGCTCTGCGTAGGTAGTCTCATATTCGCACTAAATACACGTCCTATAATGAGACCCCCTATGAAAGGAACTATTATGTTCACCAAGAAGCAGTCAACCAACACCGACGGCGTAACCGCAGCCATCGACGAGTTGCTCAAAGAAATGCACGAACAAGACAAAGACTCCGACGTTTACAACACAATGGTAGACCAGCTCACCAAGCTGTACGAACTCAAGACAATCGACCACAAGGTCAATGCCGAGAGCCGTATCAGCATGGAGACGCTGGCTATCGTTGGTGGAAACCTCGCCGGAATTCTGATGATTGTCGGGCACGAACGAGCAAACGTCGTGACTTCGAAAGCGCTGACTCTGTTGATGAAGCTCCGGTAACATACAGACCCCTAACAAGGACACCAAAGCTGAGAAGGCTTGTAAGGACGATACACTATCCAAGCAAGCCTTCTCAGTTTTCTTGACTTTGGGTTCTAAAAATTGCCTATATCTGTCACAGTGACGAAAGTAGCCTATGACCTTATATGGGTAAACGCTGTGCCTCGCAGATTTTACACGTCTTATAGTGAGAGGAGAGTATAGCTTATGAGGAAAAGCGCCGTGAAAACGGAGACACAGGATCGATACCTGTAAACCTGCCATCTCATTTTTTCTCGCAGAAATTACATGCCCTATAATGAGACCCCTACGAAAGGTATGTAATGAACGAGAAGCTCATCGCCGCCAAGAACCACGTCCACCGCAACCGCGCCAAGTACGCCGTCGCAGCCACGCTCACCGCGTGCGTTGCCGTGCAGTACAAGGCCGCCACGCAGTGGAACAACTTCTTGAAGGAGAATGATCTGTTCGAGAAGTTCTACCAAGAACAGGACTGAGAAAGAGCCTAGAACCCACCACGGGTTTTAGGTTTTCATATTTGCCACAGCCCACCTATGAAAGGTCAACCATGATCAAGAAGTTCGTCTCTAAACACAAGATCGTTCTGTCTGTCGTCGCCGGTACCCTGACAGGGTCGGTCCTGGGATCCCTAGCCCAGAAGAAGACCGATCTCGCCTTGACCCTTACGCCTAGCGAGGTCACGACATGGCTCGCCAACGCAGGCGAGGGTCATATTACCTTCGAAACCTCTCGTGGCCCGATTGGTCTTTGGCTGGTCGACGATCCAAAAGAAGCTACGGATTTTCCGCCGCAGGAATTTTTCGACCAACTAAAATGAAAGGCACTCCTATGAGTATCGAAAAGAATCTGGTAACGGCTCAGAAGTTCTTCTCCGAGCATCGCGGTCGTATGGGTCTCAGCTACGGGATCCTGATCGGTGCCGCCATGATGTACTGGCATTTGAAGGACGACATCAAAGCGGACGAGACACAACTCATCGTGACCGACGCTGACGTTGAGCGTATGCGCGAGGAAGACTCCCTTGCCGTCTTCGAAACGCGACATGGCGCTATATTTGTCGCCATGCAAAAACCGCCGGAGGAGTAATGCTTGACGTGACTCGAAAAGCTCTTGAGAAAGCTTTAGCCAATGGTAGCAGAAAAGGGGATTTGAGAATCTCGGATCCTTACGAGCTCCCGAAAGAAGGCTTCGAGAACTCTTTCTCTTCGCTATGGTCCCGCGCCGAAGGGATGATTGAAATAGGACCTTGGTTCTTCTCGAACAAGGAGTGCACAAGGTTCGCGTTTCTCACAACGAACGAGTCAATAGTCACATACGTTCTCAAGCTAAAGGGGGAGTAATGATCAAAGCTAGTCCCGCAACTGTCCAAACCGCTTTGGTGGCTTTGGTCGCCGTGGAGACTGCTATATTACTGCGTCTTTGCTGGAATACTCGTCAGAACCACGTCAAGATCGAGACGCTTAAGGACGTTGCTCGATATTACGCGGACATGCTCGAGAAGAACGATGTTGAACTGTCCGACTACGACATCATCGCCCTGAACACAATCCTGCACAAAGGGCACTACGCCGACACCGGCTTGAACGATTGATATTCCCGTCTGGGCCTCGCAGAAATTACACACCCTATAATGAGACCCCTACGAAAGGAACTATCATGCAGGAAATCGTCATCCCCATCGTAATCGCAGCAATCATCATTGCGATCTACATGGTGGCCCCGAAGATCGCCGGATACAAAACGAAGTAGCCCATCAAACCTGAACCCCTAACCCGGGTTCTAGGTTTTCATATTTGCCTAACCAGCACACCACCTATCAAAGGATCCCATCATGCGTAAAGCAACCTTCGTCTTCTCCGTCCTGAGCTTTGTCACCTCTGTCGCTACTCTCGGCGTCATCACCTACGGTGTCAAGAAGCTGAACGACGATATTCAGGACGTTCGTGCCAAGACCAACGACTCCCTTCAGAAGATGAAGGCTGCCCTGCTCACCGTCTCGATCTGACCCCTACACACCACACATATTTAGGAGAACTTATCATGGAAACTCTCAACAGCATCTTCGTCGCCTTCACGTCCCTGTCGATCGAGGCACAGATCGCCGTCATCCTCATGTTCGTGCTGATCCTCTTCGCGGTAGACGCTCTGGTCAATCATATCCGCAATACCAACAACAAGAAACCGTACGTGGGCCCGTCGAGTCTCGCGCTGGTTGCAACTGACGAGTTGATCAGGACGGTCATTCCGCGCAAGCACCACCGTCACTCTCGTGGGCGCTACCAGAACAACAGCGAGAAGGAAGACTTCTTCGACATGGTCACTCGATTCCGCGAGGAGATCCCTGCGTGATTGTCGACATCATGCTGGTCGGTCTCTATATTCTCATCGCAGTGATCGTCATCAAGGTCGTTATTAACGCCGTTGGTGACTTTCTCAACCGGAAAGGCAAGTCATGAGCACAGCTTGGGATATTCTTCTCTGGCTCCTTCTCGCTCTCGGAATCACACTCATCGCTGTGATCTGGGGCATCATCGTCATCGCAGTTTCATCGGTCTGCTGGAACTTCATCAAGACCTATCGCAACGTCTCGAAGAAGATCGATGAGGAAGAGGCTGCAGAAGAAGGCCCGCAGTACAACTTCTGACCATATTCCCACCCACAATTCAACACACACTATTTCTGGAGAGTCATGTCCCTATCTGAAATCGCGAAGAACGTTGAGAAGTTCGCGGTTGCCAATTCACCAGCCATTCTGACTGCAACTGCAGTGACCGGTACCGTTACCGTCGCTGTGTTGACGGGCCAGGCCTCATTCAAGGCTGCTCGTCTCATTGCAGAGGCCGAATCTGAGATGATTCAGGTTGCGCCTGATGCTGTTGACGTCCGCGGCCCGCTTGAGACCAAGGAAAAGGTCGAGCTGGTCTGGACGCTGTATATTCCGGCTGTCGGAGTGGGTGTCACAACGGTTGCTGCCATTATCATGGCTAACCAAATCGGCACTCGACGCACAGCTGCTATGGCTGCGGCATATTCCGTCTCCGAGAAGGCATTCGGCGAGTACCGGGACAAGGTCGTCACCAAGCTTGGTGAGAAGAAGGAGCAGGGCGTCCGCGACGAGATCGCACAGGACCGCGTAACTGCAAATCCTCCGACTCAGCAGCAAGTCGTCATGATTGGCGAGGGTGACGTGCTCTGCTACGACCAGTTCAGCGGTCGATATTTCAAGAGCAGTATGGAGAATCTGAAGCAGGCTCAGAACGAGATGAATCTGCAGATCATCAACGAGAACTACGCCAGTCTGAACGATTTCTACGATCAGATCGGTCTCGACACCATCGAGATTGGTGATGAGTTCGGATGGTCGACAGACAACAAGGTTGATCTGCGCTTCTCCACCACATTCTCCACTGATCAGCGCCCTTGCATCGTGATCGACTACACCACGTCGCCTCACCAGCACTACAGCAAGGTTTTTCCCTCGTATTGAATACGAGACGAGTACGCACGTGTGATTCCAGCAGTAGATTACGCCCAGCAGAACCCTGGACTAATTGCGGGGGATATTTGCCCTAGATGTGAGGACAGTACCGGCATTCGCTTCGGTGTTTGCTGGTACTGTGCTTGCGGCTGTGATCTGTGCGAGAGGCCCGACCCCCTGCCTCATTGATCCTGGGGGATCCCCTACAACAATGAAAGAAGTACAATGCGCGACCCCTACCGCGGTGTGTATGGAGACTACAAGCCGCTGACATATTCCATCGGAAGTGTCGTTGAAGCAAAGCACCACAAGTCCATGCTTTACAAGGCGAACGCGAAGGTCATCACGACCGCTGCAGAAACCTTCAAAGAAGGCATCGTGAAGATCGGCAATGCTTTTCAGAAAGCCTTCGGTGATCCGGCCCTCGAGCTGCTTCAGCACAAGGAGTTTGGTGCTGAGAATCGCTCTGAATGGGAAGGCAACTGGACCCACGACGAGCCTTCCAGTGACATTACCAAAGCTGGTGATCTGGAGGCAAATCATGTGTGAGGAGCGAACCTGTCGACCTTGTAAGAACGAGGACCGTCTACTTGACCGTGCGATGGGCTCATATCGTACCTACACCAAGTCGACACTACCCTCGGCAGAATCGAACCCTAAACCGACGACAACAATTCATCTGAATCTCTTGTCTGCTGGTAAGGGGCGAATCAGCAAGTCGATGCTAACGCCTTAGCCTCGCATATATTACACGTCCTATAATGAGACCCCTATGAAAGGACACATCATGACCGAGAACATCGAGACCGTTGTCGTTGAAGAAGAGATCGTCGTCACCCCCATCGAAAAGTTCAAGACCGCCTTGAAGAAGGTGGATCCCAAGGTTTACGCCGTTGCAGCAGTTGCAGCGATCGGAGCCGTCGGATTCGCCGCCTACAAGCGGATCGAGAACTACGATGAGCGTGAGGCCGCTCGACTCGGCGACATCATCGAGGTGCCCGAAGTCTGATTCACCCGGATCAGAAATCACAAGCGAAGAGCTGAGTACTAACACTACTTGGCTTTTCGCTTTTCATTTAACCATTGTCTCCCCTATCGTCAGGGACGGGAGCCTAGCTAATTCGATAGACTCCATATTCTGGAGGACTCCTGCTAGGGCTGGGAACTGGCGCGAAGAATTGGAACCACCTGTTTTTGCAGCAGGCTCGAGACGAGGAACGGAACCGACGGGCGATGCCGAAGCGGATCCCTGGCGGTAGGAGAGGCAATGGTTACCTCATATTTCAAACTGATAAGGACGATGTAATGGAAAGCGCAGTGTTCAACCAACTCGTAGAGGAAACCCTCGCCGAGGTCAAGCAGATCCTAATGATCAAGGGCGTGGAGTACGTGCCCGGTGGTGAGGAACAGGACCGATTCCACAACTTCGAGATCTCGGCGGCATTCAACCAGCAACGCTCAACCGAGGCTTTGTGGGGATTTCTCACCAAGCATCTCGTCAGTCTGAGCGACATGGTCAAAGTCGACTCCACCGACCACACCATGGCGAAGTGGGACGAGAAGATCCACGACGCGATCATCTACTTGATTCTACTCAAGGGCATCGTCACCGAGAATGACGTCAAGATGGAGCTGGCGAAAACGGTGGCGGCGCACATCTCGTCCCAGCCAATCGAGGGAGACATCCATATCTACGGAGGAACGGGAGCGGTTCCTCCGAACGCCATGCGAACGGATCTTCCGAAGGACGCTCGAGCCGACAAGCAGTAACCCATATTCCAAGCAAGACTAAGTAACAAGGAGCTATACCCAGATGCTGAAGCAGACCGTCTCTTACACCGATTTCGATGACAAATCTTGCACGGAGACGCTATATTTCAACCTGACCAAGACCGAGCTGGCCGACAACCTCGACCTCGAGGATGAGCTCAAAGAGATCCAGAAGGATTTCACCGGTCAGGGCAATCGCACTCTCGAGAAGCATGAGATCCGTCGAGTTCTTGAGCTTGTCAAGACGTTCATGCGCTTGTCGTATGGTGTCCGTAGCTCGGACGGGAAACGATTCATCAAGACCGATCAGATCTGGGAGGAATTCACCCAGACCGCGGCTTACGATGCGTTCCTGTTCTCGCTCTTCCAGGAGCCGGAGAAAGCATTCGCATTCATGATCGGGATCCTGCCAAAGGACGCTCGTGATGCCGCACTCAAGGCAGCTGAAAAGGATGGGATCAGCGACGAACTCCGCCGTGCTGCTGTCCTGGCCGCACAGGGAGAGCAGCGTGAGAAGGCGGAAGCTGCAGCTGCAGCCAAGCAGGAAAACCCGATCCATCAGGTCAAGCCGCAGTTGGTCGGTCTTGAGACTCCCAGTGAGGATCCTCAGCCGACGCTCAGCACTCCTCCGACTCAGGACGAACTCACCCGCATGACCGAGTGGATGGAACGTCAGAAGTAGCCATATTCTGACACATGGAGCATGGGGGCTTGGCAAGGGTTTGTTCCGTAGGGGTCCGAATTCCTATACCGGCTGCCGAGCTTAAACGACAACCGCAGGCTTCCAACGAGGTTAAACTGCGCCCTCCGCTCCACCATATTTCATCGCAAGAATTACACGCCCTATAATGAGACCCTTATGAAAGGATTTACCATGCTGAATCTGAACACGATCAAGCTCGTCACCTCGACAATCGTCGGACTCGGTGTCACGAAGATCGTCACAACCACCATCAAGAACAACGTCAACCCGGAGACTGTAGTCGACACGATTACAATCACCGCGGGCTCGTTCGTCATTGGCGGGATGGTTGCTGACGCATCCAAGCAGTACACCGACAACACGATTGACAAGATTGCCGAAGCAGTCGTCAGTCTGAAGAAAGCTACAGAAGAAAACTGACATACATCTCGAAACTTTGAACCCACATATTTACGGGTTCTTAGTTTTGCCACTACGGGTTTGAGGAAACACAATATGGATGACAACTACCCCAGCAACAGCCGATCTGCACAAACCAAGAAGGTGGCACAGCAAGCTGAACCGAAAGCTCAGGTTGAGAAGTCTGAGAAGAAGATCGAGCAGATCACAGTCAACTCGGTCGTTCGTCGGAAGAAGCCTTTGGGTAAGCGATTCGCCGAGAGTTTCATGGGCGGAGACGCACAGAGCGTTGGTGCTTATATTGTAGCGGACGTGCTTCTGCCCGCTGCGAAAGACATGGTTGCAGACGCTGTTTCACAGGGTATCGAGAAGATGCTGTTCGGAGAAGCACGAGCACCCCGGTCTCGAGGGGCCGTTGGTAATCGTGGTATCGGCGGCAGTACATCTCATGTCAGCTACAACCGATATTCTGGCAACTCCCAGACGCGCCCTCAAGGCCCCAAGCCTGTCAGCGCACGAGCACGGGCCACGCACGACTTCGATGAGATCATATTGTCGACGCGAGCAGAAGCAGACGAAGTTCTGGACAACCTGTTCAATCTCGTAAGTGAGTACGACTTCGCTACGGTCGCCGATCTGTACGGCATGGTCGGAGTCACAGGAAGCTACACAGACGAGAAGTGGGGTTGGTCAGACATCCGCGGTACGAGCGTGACTCGTGTCAAGGGCGGATATTTGCTCGATCTGCCGCGTCCTCAGTACATCGACTGATGCTCGACCTTTCATATTCAAGACTCAGCAACAAAATCTAAAGGAGATCTAAATGCTCAACAACATTATCACCAGCGCACGCAACAGCAAGCAGCTGGGATCCATCCTCGTCCAGGCTCAGAAGAACAGCCCGAACCTTCTCTTCGGAGCAGGTATCGCTGGTGTCGTCGGCACTGTCGTTCTGTCGTCGCGCGCCACGCTGAAGGCCGTCGAGGTCAATAAGCACACCAAGGAACTCCTTGAGCAGATCAACGGGCTCGAGCACGACGATTACTCGGAGAAGGATCGCGTTCGGGACAAGACGATCGCATATTCTCAGGGCGCTGTGTCACTGATGAAGCTCTACGCTCCTTCGATCGCAACCGGTGCGTTTGCAATTGCTTGCCTGACGCAGTCTCACCGAGTTCTCACTCAGCGCAACATGGCACTGGGTGCAGCATTCGCCGGTGTCGAGAAGGCACTCGAGAGCTACCGCGAGCGTGTCATCGCAGAGGTCGGACCGGAGCGCGAGGCCAAGATCTGGCAGCCGGTCGAAAAGGTCGACATGCTGGACGGCGAGGGTAAGAAGGTCAAGGTCGACTTCGCAACCGAAGACGGCGGATCCCCTTACAAGGTTCTCTTCGACGAGAGCAACCCGAATTGGAACAAGGCGTCTGAGTACAACCAGATCTTCATCCAGGCTCAGCAGAACTACGCAAACGATCTGCTGCGCGCCAAGGGTCACGTCTTCCTGAACGATGTGCACGACATGCTGGGTCTCCCCCGCACCAAGGCCGGTCAGATCGTTGGCTGGGTCTCGGATGGCGAGGGTGACAACTACATCGACTTTGGCGTCTTCAACAACATTCACGAGGGTATGCGCTTCGTGGCTGGCGACGAGCGCTCGCTGTGGTTGGACTTCAATGTCGACGGTGCTGTTCTCGACCTGCTCTGAGAGGGTTATATTTCATGAGCACAAGTCGATTGAGTAAAGCTGGTGTTGTGGCGCTTACGACCTCGGGTATCTCCTTGGTCGTAGGTACTCTCTTCGGTCATATTCTGACCAAGAAGTACATGACTGATAAGTACGAGGCCTTGATCGAGCAGGAAGTGCTCAAGGCCAAAGCGTTTTACAGCCAGCTCAACAAGACCGGCGAGTTCTCTGACCCTGCTGCTGTTGCTGAGCGTCTAGGCGCGAAGGCAGAACAGGTAGATGAGACAATGACCGCCGACGAAGAGAACAGCGAGGATATTGTTGTAGACGACAAACCCTTTCGAGACTTGGATCCCGAAGTTCGAGTCAACTACAGCAAGTACTCAGAGAATTACACAGGCCCAGCGGTTCAGAGGGAAAAACCCGTTCAGGATCCCCCTCTCGAGATCAACACCGGCGAGAGCATGGCCGAGTTCGAAACTCGAATCGCTGAGGCAGCACACGAAAAAGTGGCAGCAATCATCCACGATGTTGAAGAAGGACTTGGAGAGGAGGGAGAAAACATGGCGAGCAACGTATTTGACACCCACGGCGTTGAGCCGCTTCGGGTCGACAACGAAGAAGATCGCATGTCGGGTCAGCCCTACATCATTTCCGTGAGTGAATTCATGGAGAACGACCCGCAGTATCAGCAGAACACGATCTCGTTCTACCAGGGCGACAGCGTTCTGGCGGATGAGAGCGATCAACCGATCCCAGACATCAACTCGATTGTTGGAGAGCGCAATCTTCAGCGATTCGGTGAGGGATCCGGGGATCCGAACATCGTGTTCGTACGCAACGATCGTCTCGAGGTCGACTTCGAGATCACGCAGTCGCTCGGGACCTATGCTGAGGAAGTTCTCGGCGTGACTCCCCAGCAGGCTCGAGGTCGTGGTTCGAGATGACCGGGAAGCCGCTTGACGAGCTATATTTCGAATGGCTCTATAGTCAGGTGGCTCGGGTATCGGACCGCAACCCTGCTCGATCGTATTGGTGCCTGCTCAACTTCTTGTATAGAACCGAATTCGTGTGGTTTGTTGCAAACGACGACAACCGCATGGAGGATGGCCGAGACCTTCGACGTGAATTCATCGAAGAGTACGATCTCGACGAGCCTGATAGTGATTGGTTGACTATCGGTTGCTCAATGCTCGAGATGTGCATCGGGTTGAGCAGGCGCCTGTCCTTTGAAGACGAGGTAGAAGAAGATACCACGGTCGCGTGGTTCTGGCATCTGATGGCTAACATCGGACTGCGAGCATTCACTGACCAAGAGCTACGAACTGAAGAAAAAGAAGCCTACGTCGTTCATATTCTGGAGGAAGTCATTTGGAGGACCTATCAAAGTAACGGGAGAGGGGGTTTGTTCCCTCTGAGGAATCCACACGAAGACCAACGTCAAGTTGAGCTGTGGTACCAACTGTCAAGTTACCTCATGGAGGGACACTCGGCCGAGTAAAAGGCCATTAACTGTAGAAAAGAGTTTTAGTGGACTTCTACGCAATCGGTGTACGTACGATTGAGAAAGGCCCTCACAAGGGTAACCAGGAGGTATATCCTGACTACCTGGTAAAGCGTTCGAAAGACTTGATGGTTCGTGGTAGAGCCTTCTATGCAATCTGGGATGAGAAAGCTGGTCTGTGGTCGACTGATGAGTACGATATTCAGCGGCTTATGGACGAGGAACTCAATGCCAGGGCAGATGAGCTTGAGGCTGAGCATGGTGTTCGGCCTATTGTTCGGAGTCTGTCGTCTTTCGGTACGAACTCGTGGGCACAATTTCGAAAGTACCTGCAGAACATTAGCGACCATAGTCATCAGCTTGATGATCATATTACGTTCGCGGACACCCCGGTTAAGAAGACTGATTATGTCAGCAAGAGAGTTCCTTACGCTCTCCAGCCAGGTGACCACAGCGCATGGGACGCTCTTGTAGGGAAGCTGTATACCCCTGAGGAACGAGCAAAGATCGAGTGGGCGATTGGAGCTGTTGTTTCGGGGGACTCTAAGAGGATCCAGAAGTTTCTGGTTCTCTACGGGTCGGCTGGTACTGGTAAGTCAACCATCCTGAACGTTATTCAGAAGATGTTCGAAGGCTACACAACCACGTTCGAGGCTAAGGCTTTGGGCATGTCTAGTGGAGCCTTCGCTACTGAGGTGTTCAAGGACAACCCGCTAGTTGCTATTCAACACGACGGTGATCTCTCCAAGATTGAGGACAACACTCGGTTGAACTCGATCATATCCCACGAAGAGATGACCATGAATGAGAAGTACAAGCCCAGCTACACAGCTCGGGTTAACGCTTTCTTGTTTATGGGCACCAACCAGCCTGTCAAGATCTCTGATGCTAAGAGCGGTATCATTCGACGTCTGATTGACGTCAAGCCCAGTGGGCAGATATTTGCAGCGAATGAGTATCAGAATCTGATCGCAAAGGTGGACTTCGAGATCGGTGCGATTGCGCATCACTGTCTCCAGGTTTACCGAGAGATGGGCAAGAACGCATATTCTGGATACCGCCCTAAAGACATGATGATGCAGACCAACGTGTTTGTGAACTATGTCGAAGATCAGTTTGATCTGTTCAAGGAGCAGGACGGTACCACCCTGAAGCAGGCGTACGCTCTTTACAAGGAGTATTGCGACAGCACTGGCATCGAAAGGCCTCTGCCTCAGTACAAGTTCCGTGAAGAATTGCGGAACTACTTCGATCATTTCGAGGATCGTGCTATGCAGGAAGGTAAGACGGTGCGCAGCGTATATTCAGGATTCCAGACAGATAAGTTCACCACTCTGATGCATTCCGATGTAAAGGAGATCGTTTCGAAGTTGGTTCTTGATCAGTCAACATCCCTACTCGATGACTTTCTCAAGGATCAGCCAGCCCAACCAAGTCGAGTTGCTCCAGACGGCAGCGAGATCCCCGAGAAGTACTGGTCTGACAAAGAGCGTTATATTAATGGCGAATTGAAGAAGCCGAAGCCTTCTCAGATTTGTTCTACGACGCTTAAGGATCTGGACACGTCCAAGATTCACTTTGTCAAGGTGCCAGACAACCACATCGTTATCGACTTCGACCTTGTTGGTGATGACGGTGAGAAGTCTCTGGACCTTAACTTGGAAGCCGCTTCTAAATGGCCTGCGACTTATGCAGAGACCAGCAAGAGTGGTAAGGGCGTACACCTCCATTACGATTACACTGGATCAGACATTGAACTGCTGGACCAGAACTATGCAGATGGTATTGAGGTAAAGGTATATTCCGGCGACAGCTCACTGCGGCGTCGTGTCACTCGGTGCAACAACGTTCCTGTTGCCCCCATATCCAGTGGTCTACCGCTGAAGGAGAAAAAGGTGCTTTCCAGCAACACAATTCAGAGCGAGAAAGGGCTGCGTGACCTGGTTGAGCGGAACCTCCGTAAGGAGATCCATCCAGGCACAAAGCCGTCGATCGACTTCATCAAGAAGATCTTGGACGATGCGCACCGAGAAGGTTTGGAATACGACCTGACTGACCTGCGTCCTCGGATCCTGGCGTTCGCCAACAACTCGTCGAATCAGCCGCTTATTTGTCTCAAGACGGTTCAGCAGATGAAGTTCGCCAGCGATCTGTTGTCTGAGAGCAAGCCGGTGGAAGGTCCTCGAGACCAGGATCCGGTGAACGTCTCGGCAGCTGATGATCGAATCGCCTTCTTCGACATCGAGGTATATCCGAATCTCTTCTTGGTCTGCTGGAAGTTTGAGGGCGAAGGCGCGAGCGTTGTCAAGATGCTCAATCCCAAGGCCGAGGACGTTGAGGCGCTGTTCAAGCTCAAGCTCGTGGGCTTCAACAACCGTCGATACGACAATCATATTCTCTACGCAGCGTTCATGGGCTACTCGAATGAGGAACTCTACAAGCTGTCACAGAAGATGATCGCCGAGAACAATCGTGCTGCTCTGTTCGGTGAGGCATACAACCTCAGCTACGCCGATATTTACGACTTCAGCTCCAAGAAGCAGGGCCTGAAGAAGTTCATGATCGAGCTGGGGATTACCAAACAGGAGATGGAGATCCCTTGGGATCAGCCTGTGCCTCCCAACATGGTCGATAAGGTCATCGAATACTGCGTCAACGACGTTCTCGGAACTGAGGCAGTGTTCAACGCTCGCAAGCAGGACTTCGTTGCTCGACAGATCCTGGCCGACTTGAGTGGTCTCTCGGTCAACGAGACTACCCAGAAGCACACAGCCAAGATCATATTTGGCAACGATCGACAGCCCCAGAAGAAGTTCGTGTACACCGACCTCAGTGAGAGGTTCCCGGGATACACGTTCGAGGCTGGCAAGTCGAAGTACAAGGATGAGGATCCCAGCGAGGGTGGTTACGTCTACGCTCAACCTGGTATGTATCAGAACGTTGCTGTCTTGGACGTCGCATCGATGCATCCTACTTCCATCATCGAGTTGAATCTGTTCGGTGACGACTACACGCCGAACTTCAAGGATCTTCTGGACGCTCGTATCGCTATCAAGCGTGGTGAGTACGATCGAGCCAAGAAGATGCTGGACGGCAAGCTCACTCCATATTTGAAGGATGAGGGCGACGCCAAGGATCTCTCCTATGCTCTGAAGATTGTGATCAACATCGTCTACGGATTGACGAGCGCCAAGTTCGAGAACGCATTCCGTGACGTTCGCAATCGCGACAACATCGTCGCAAAGCGTGGAGCACTCTTCATGATCGATCTCAAAGAGTTCGTGGAGAGCAAGGGCTTCGAGGTTGCGCATATCAAGACGGACTCGATCAAGATTCCGAATGCCACCCCGGAGATCATCAAGCAGGTTACAGAATTCGGCGCATCGTATGGTTACGACTTCGAGCATGAAGCCACATACGATTCCTTCTGCTTGGTGAACGACGCAGTTTATATTGCGCGTAAGGGCGAAGATTGGGAGGCTGTGGGTGCGCAATTCAAGCACCCCTACGTCTTCAAGAAGCTCTTCAGTAAGGAAGAGATCACTTTCGACGATCTGTGCGAGACCAAGAACGTAACTCAGGGTGCGATCTACTTGGACCTCAATTACGAGGACAAAGAGAATCCCACCAAGATTGAGGACATGCAGTTCGTCGGTAAGATCGGTCGTTTCGTTCCCGTTGATCCAGGGAATGGTGGCGGCGTGCTGTATCGCGTCAAGGATGACAAGTCTTATGCGGTCACCGGTACTCGGGGATATTTGTGGGTCGAGGCTCACATCGCCGAGAAGCTGCCTGACTCCGCTGTTGACTACAGCTACTTTGACGATATCACGGCAAAGGCATTTGAGCAGATTGAGTTCTATGGACCGTTTGTCGATTTGCTCAGCAAGAAGCAATTGCGTTCTTTCGAGTCATCTCAGCTAGCTAAGGCGGCTTGAGTCTGAATCTGTAAGGAGAAACGGCAGATGGGTAGTAAAGCTGGGGAACGGGCTATGAGACTTCCGAGTCCTCCGAAGCCAATGACGCCTGCAGTGCTGCAGTCATATTTGGAGTCCATGCGAAACACGGACTACCACGACGTGGGGCTCAAGGAGGAGATGCCGGTCCTCATCAATGGCGAGCCGGTAGTCAACGCAAAGGTGGTGAACGGGAAGGTTATCCTGCAAACCTACAAGGACATGCTGAATGAGAACCCGCCTTGTAAGCACCACAATCCGGTTCAGCATCGAGACGGGAAACCGCCGTGGTGTTATTTGTGCAGGCTGACTGCAGATTGGGAGGTGCCGAGTGGCAAAACATCGCAGAGCAGACGGTGACCCGCCGTCGATATTTGTAAACCCTGAGCTGGTAGTACAGCAGACTGACGAAGGGGTTGTGGTATCCAAGCGGCAAGGGGCTTGGTTCAGCGGAGTACACCACGAGGATTACATTGATTCCAGTGTGGGGTAGAGGAGATGAGGATGGCACGGACAGCCATATTCGGCCCGACTGGGACGAGTACGGACTTTCACTTGCTCAGGCTGCTGCAACACGAGCAGACTGCACCAGGCGTAAGGTCGGTGCCATCCTCATGGCCTCTGATCACTCCATCGTTGGCAGCGGTTACAATGGCGGACCCTCGAAGGGGCCTTCATGCTTGAGGGGCGAATGTCCTCGAGGTCGTTTGACTCACGAGCAGCTACCCGCCGACAGCCCCTACGATTCTGGTGGCGGCAAGTGCGTTGCGCTACACGCTGAATGGAATCTTCTACTCAGGTCGTCGTGGGCACAGATGAGCGACGCGACTCTGTACATCACCGAGGAGCCTTGCCATATTTGCAGGGTTCTAATCGGTGGTACGCAGATCAAGAGAGTCGTCTGGCCCGATGGGTCGTGGGATCCCAAGGTAAGCAACCCGCCGGTTATTTGTGACGATTGGGCTGATGGTCACAGTTACAGAAAGTGTACGAAACCAAAAGGTCACACAGACCCGCACGGTTAACACATCCTATAGAGGAGCAACTATGTCTGAAGAAGACGAAGAGAAGATCGCTCATATTCACGAGCTGATCAAAGATGGCACGCTCCGATTCACCGAGCCTGGTGTAACCGAAGAAGAGCGCGAGCTCAACAAATCCATGTCGCGACACCCTGCCGGTAAGAAGCGCAGGAAGAATGAGGAGAACAACTAAGATGGCCCGCAACGACGGACAGCTCACTATCGAGAACGCTCAGATCATATTCCGGAACTTCGCCGGTAAAGAGGGCATGTACAACGCAGAAGGTGACCGGAACTTCTGTCTTCTCCTCACTCCCGAACTGGCGGAAACGCTGGAGAAGGACGGCTGGAACATCAAGACCCTGAAGGCTCGTGAGGAAGACGATGAGCCTCAGCCCTATATTCAGATCTCGGTCAAGTACCGCGGTCGGAATGGCAACACGGTGCGCCCGCCGACGATCGTGATGATCACGTCCAAGGGTCGTACCTCTCTGTCCGAGGATGAGTGCGAGATCCTGGACTGGGTCGACATCAAGAACGTTGACCTCATCGTGCGCCCGTTCGAGTGGGCGGTGAATGGCAAGACCGGCATCAAGGCATATTTGAAGTCGATCTACGTCACCATCATGGAAGACGAGCTCGCACTCAAGTACGCAGACGTCCCCGAAATCGGCGGGGGTGCCAACCAGCTTGAGCCGGGTGAGACTCCTCCATTCGAGCCAGGCAACGTCATCGACGGTGAGGTCGTCAGCGAGCAGCACGCTCTCGAGGCCTGACCTAACTCCCTCGTCCATCCCATATTTGAAAGAAGACTATGACGATCGAGATCGAACCCGGTTGTGCTTGCGAGACTCAGGACCACGAGGAATGTGGTAATGACGATCACGAGCCCGGCTGCACCTGTGGGTGTGCTCACTACCTGACGCGCTTATTCTTGGCGAAGGACCGTAACGAGGTCTACCAGAAGCAGCGAGAGAAGGATGCATTCCGTCCACCGCAGCCGAACATCTTGCAGTTTAAGAGGTATGACCCCACGGCTAAGTGGGACAAGCTCGTTCACTACTGGGTCTTGCGAGACAATCAAGGCGCTCAAATCGTCGGATCCACACACCTCTTTGAATCCAAGGAGGAGGCTATCCAGAACTGCATTGCCATATTCGGTAAGGAGCTCTGGGCTGGGTACCACCGAGTCACCAAGGAAGATGACTGGGAGTTGGTTCTTCAAATCGGAATGGACATGGAGCGCAAGCACGCGCAGAACAACTAAGGAGTACTGATGGAGTGGTGGTCGTGGCTTTTGACGTCCGTAGGGATGACAGGCATATTCTTGACAACCCAGAAGAAGATCGCAGGATTCGCAATCGGTCTGGGAGCTCAATGTCTGTGGATCGTCTACGCGACCACCACTTCTCAGTACGGCTTCATATTTAGCGCATTCGGCTACGGCACAATCAACGCAATCGGATTGTGGAAGTGGAATCGAGACAGTAAGAAGGAGGCACTCATGGGGGATCCACCACCTATTCCGGAGGGAGTGACGCTGTTCACTCTACTTCCCGACAAGGATCAATATTTCCCTCAGGTCTGTATTGAAGTGGAGCACGAAGAAGGCTTCTACGGATACAAACAATACGGACCTACTCCAGAACAACAAGCTCAGTCATATTTGGATCTACACAAGAACTTGGTCGCAGTTCTCGTTCGCGAGATGACCCAAAGGGTTGGGCATTTTGAGCCTAGGCTCAAAAAGTTCGACGAAGATGTTCGAGTGTGGATTCAACCATCTATTATCGCGGGGTAACTATGAGCAAGCGTAAAGTCACAACCTACATTCACTTCTACACAACTCGCTACACACCAGATGGCGAGAAAGAGCCCAGGGATGCATATTCTTGGTACCTCGAAAAGTCGGACGGGTCTGAGATGACCATGTCGGACAAGAGGTGGCTGACCAAGGGTGAGGTGATCGCTGACGCTATCGAGAAGCTCGGAGAAGAGTTCTGGGCGGAGAAGCATATTGTCATCTCTGAGGACTGGCTCAAGATCCTTACCTATGGTGTCGAATTCGAGGACGCTGAGATCCACGAGCTTGAGGGTGACGAAACGACATTGGTGATCGAAGACAACACGATCGCAGAACCGGAGAACTACGTGACAACCACAAGTGAGCTCGAAGTGCAGCTTGTACAGCACGCTGGCGATGACCAGATGATCTGTCAGGCGGCTCGAGTTTCCACCCTGGGCGCGGAATCGCTCGGGACCGATGAGTCTGGTGGGCTCATCAACTTCCTGGCGAAGAACCGTCACGGATCCCCTTTCGAACACGGACTGATGACCTTCCGTGTCACCGCGCCTATATTTGTGTGGCGTGAGTTCATGCGTCATCGAATCGGATTCTCCTATAACGAGCAGTCCGGACGTTACATGGAGATGGACGTCAACTGCTATATTCCAGACCGATCGCGGAATCTGATTCAGGTTGGTAAGCCTGGAGCATACACATTTGAGCCGGGCTCAGATGATCTGTACGAATTCGCCATCGAGCAGATGGTGCTCGCCTATGACCAGTGCTGGGCATCGTATCACGCCATGCTGGATCGAGGTATCGCTAAGGAGGTGGCTCGTGTTGTACTCCCTCTTGCGACATATTCTACGGCATACGTTACGTGCAATCCTCGATCGCTTATGAGCTTCTTGAGTCTCAGGACGATCGACGAGAACTCGAAATTCCCCTCCTACCCTCAGGAGGAGATCAGGCGTGTTGCCGATCAGATGGAAGCGATATTTGCAGACATCTTCCCCCTGACCCATGCCGCATTCCACAAGAATGGGCGCGTTTCCCCATGAATTGTCCTAAATGCGAAGCGGGCCCTTTCGAAAACGAGAGCCTATTGATCGCACATTGGAACGATGTGTGTACTGGTAGTCCAGAAGGTCTTCAGAATCGTATCGACGACTTCGAAGCAGCCTATGTCGAGTTTCGCAATCAGCAATTAGATGCGGCATCACATAGGGTCGAATGCTCTTTACACAATGAGCCTGAGAACGCTGCTCGTCCTTGTGATTGTGGAGCAATTCAAGTCGTGCCTAGTTAGGAGAGTCTATGCCTGAAAAGACAACGTCGGTTCTATATTGTCCGCGTTGTGATCGTAAGTACCAAGGAGAAGTCGGTGAGTCTTACCGCAAGCTCATGGACCGACTGATCAAGCATGTTCGAGATCAGCATCCCGATCATGACCCCGAGTGGTTCGACACCTTCCCGACCCACGTTTAAGCTATATTCGCAAGACGCGCTATGTAGTCACCCCTACTGAAAGTTGACTAGATCTAATGGGATACACCACCGAAACTCCCGCGGAGAATTCTTCACCGAAGCCCAAGGCACCCGCGACCAAGAACCCCCGCGCCGACATCAAAACTCAGATGTTCCAGCGGAAACCGTTCCAGGTCGAAGCTGTCCAGATCACGGAGGAGAACTTCGAAAAGGTCGCCTCATGGTGTGGCGGCTCTATTGCAACCATCGAAGAGCGTGGGAACACCCCCAACAAGCCCGGTCGGGTGAAGCGCTATATTCAGGTCGGTGTTTCTCGACCGATGACTCGGCGTCAGAGCGAGGCTTACGTTGGCGACTGGATCCTCTACGCACCGCAGGGATTCAAGGTCTACGCCAATCGTCCGTTCCTCAAGAACTTCGAGACGGTTCCGCAGGAGCTCTTCGTGACTGATGAGCCCGTCAAGGCACCGGTTGACGAGTCATGAACTATATTGCTGAATCAGTACCAGACCAGCCTGCAGACGTCATTCGTCTAGCTGTCGGACGACCACCACGTGCAGAATGCTCTTGTGGTTGGAAGACAGAGCCATCGGAAAAGCTGCATGAGCTGGCGACTCAGGCATTTGACCACTCAGCAGAAACCGGACACGCTTTGCGGAAGCATGAGGATCCCAGTGACCCTCTTGGATCGTAAACGCGAAGCACACGCAAGACTGGCTGAGCTTGTCGAAGAGCTCACCGATATTCACTACCAAGAGCATTTGGGCGAAGATGTTCCTCGAAGCGAGCATCCCGTTTGTTGGGCTCTTGTGGTGGGGTACGACTCGTTCCCGGAAGATCCAGCTGTCATGGGATCCGACGGACCGATCATCATATTCCCCAAAGACGATCGTCAGCCAGGCTGGAAATTATCAGGGATCCTTACCGAGGCTCTTAACGGTCTGGGTCCAGAAGTCTAACAATGTGAGGTACCGGGTGCCCCGGCTAAGTCGCTCTCCTGTAATCGGAGTTGAGCCTCGCATTACCCATATTTAGGAGAACCATGCTCGAATACTTTAAAGAGCCCCTATTCATCTTGGCTCTTGTAGCGATTCTTTGTTTCAGCTACGTCTTCGTGGTGACCCACTTGTATGCGAAGAAGTATGAGGAGATTGAAAGGCGGCGCACTAGGATCCTAGTTGTTGCTGGACTTGGAATGTCATGCATATTTGTCATGTGCACCATACTCATGTTCTTCACGAAAGGATAGCCGTGTCATTCAAAAAGCTCACAAGGGATCCTGTTTTTTATCTAGCCATCATCGGCGCTATATTGTGCGTCTACGCTCTCATCCTCATTGCAAAAGAAGCCAGCGCGAACAATCGTCTGACTGAAGAGTGTCGCCTTGTGGGTGGGCAAACCTGGGATGCAGGCGAGCACTGCATTGTTGGCGACTACACAGTGATTGTAAAGGAGAAGCGATGAAGATACCAAGGCGCGTGTTCGAGACGGAATGGCTCCCATTCATCGTTCCTTTTGTGTTCTTCTTTGGTCTATTCATTGCCTTTCTCGTTTTCATGATCATTCGAGACCAGTCAGCAATCGACCGCTGTCAGCAGATGGGAGGGCAAACCTGGGACCAAGGTCAGCACTGTGTCATCGGTAACTACATCGTAACTACTACTCGCTAGACAAACCATTCAGCCATACCAACCATATTTAGGAGAACACTATCATGGCTAGCAACAACCGCAAGAGCTACGGATTCTTCAACTTTGTCATCGACATCATCCTGACCTGCCTCACCGGTGGGTTGTGGCTGATCTGGATCTTCTGCCGCGAGATGCGTCGTTGATATTTGCCCAGACCCCTACGTCTAGACAGGAAGAATCAGTGGCTAGCAAGATCATCACACACATGGTAACTGGGGAGAAGCGGAAGATTGTCAGGACGGCAATTGATCCGCGATATTTCGTTGTCTCCGACTTGAATGGGCGAGGCCAGCGCATCATGCGGAAGTCGACCGTGGCTACCGAATGGAGCACCAGTGCCTGAGCCCAAGTTCCGAGCACACAACGGGATCCGCACATCATGGATTCCCATCGAGATCGACTCGGGTCCGCAGCCAATACATATTGGTGAGGTCAAGGTCTTGCTGATCACCGAGGGACCTGACAAGTCCAAGACGCTCAACATCTATTACGAAGTCGATACCGAGTCTTACGGAGATTTTAGAGGTATGGCTCAGGTGTTCTATGTGATTGGAATCGGGGAGAAAGTCCCTGAGGGTGCCACTCACGCAGGATCCCTAGCTCTCCGATCCGGACACGTCTTCCATGTCTATATTAAGAATGAGGAGCACAAAGGTGGAGTACAACTTCAAGCTGAAGAATGAGACATACGGACACGTCGTTGCCGAAGGAGATGTCAACAGTACAGGAGCGCACGAGATTCTCTTTCGGTTCTGTGGATTGACTCTTCCCGAGCGTATGACTTTTATGGAGAAGATTCTGGACAAGGGCGCGAATGAACACATCGTCAAGTCCGGATCGGTTGGTCTGAACGCATATTCCATCGCAGTGTGGAATGAGGAAAAGCTCGAGGCGGTGAAGAGCACATGGAGTACACCCTTCTGATCGTTGAGAGAATCGTCGAACGCGGAAAAGAAACCAAGGACGAAACCGTCATTGAGGGTTACACGACTCAGCGCGGTCTCATGACTGTTCTCGAAAAGTACACAGGCCTTGACGGTTACGGAAAGCTCAAATTCGTAAACGAACTCGGCAGTGAGGGATCCTCAGAGCACAAAGGCGTCCCCTACGCAGTTTACGTCACTGGTCCTGTCGGATCGATGGTGAGGTCGCTAGGTGATAAAAGTAGTTGAGATCGATAAGGCTAACTATGTTCTAGCGGTCAAGCAACTCAACATCACCGTTGAGACTGTGGAGTTCGAAATCCCTAACCGTCCTCGTTACGTCACAGCTCGAGAGCACAAGGACAGTGAAGGATACATCTCCATTCTGTTTGCCATGGACGGTCACAGACCTGATCGTCCGGGCAGCAATCCGATTCGATATTTGATTGCTGGTGAAACTCACAAGCAGCCTCAGTACTACAGGCGTTTGAAGTTGATCAAGATGCGTGATGGTCTGCGCTGGTATCTGTATTACGACAACAGAGAAGAGCCAGGCCTCTGTCTTGCCAAACATCCATATTTCGATGGTGAGCACTGCAGACGGAAAGTGAATCACTCGGGCAATCATCAAGCTCGAGAAGAAGCAATCTCGCCCAAACCGGACGGGACCGATTTCAGCGACTGGGGCCACGCACTATCAATTGACTGGCCTAGATAGGAAACGACATGGCATTCACAACTCACGGGCATCATGTTCCCGGAACACTCACAAGTCCCGCGCCTACTGGAGATCTTTACGACTGCGCAGGGCCACACGGGTGCGCTTTATGTTCTGAAGAAACAGCTAATGTTCTTGAGATGGAAGCTCGCATATTTCGTGTGAAATCCAAGCACGGAATCAAAGGTCGGGCCAAACACCATCTCGATAAGCCAAGAAACCCAGAGCTTTGGGCGGGCGAAGTAGCTACTCATATTTCTTCCCTTTCGTGCATGTGCGGTGTCGAGATCATAGAGCAGACTGTCATCCACGCGGACTACACGGATGATAAATCTCTCAAGGAGCTAGAGTCTTACCAAGCACACGTTTTGGAGACTCTACATCGGATCCATCTCGATGCGGCAGTAAGGAAAGTTTAATGGCATTCACGTCACACGGTCATCATATTCCGGGGACCTTGTCTTTGGACGTTCGTCCGCCAAAAGTCGCTCGCTGTGGCGGAGTGAGACTCTGCGATACCTGTCAGTCGGACATGGCTGAATATTTCAATGAGCTCGAAGCTTCTAAGAACGAGAAGCCGAGTGAGAAACATCGTCGAGGCGAGTTCTCAAGCGAGATCAACAGCAACACGCCTGGACTCTGGGAGCAGCACCAGGTCGAGCTAATCGTACACCTGCCTTGCTCATGTGGCGAGGAGAGTCTCGTCAAGTCGTACATCTCAGAGAGGGATATTCTCGTTTCGGGAAACCCTCACCCCGCCTTGCACGTTCTCATGGGGGCAGCCAGTAACCTCCACGAGATCCACGTGCTACTGAACTCGCGAAGCTGAGCGTCGAACAACTCAGTTTCGTAGATACCAATTAAGGAGGTGAGCCCAATGGTCAAGCACTGACTCGCATATTTCACACGCACTATGGTGAGGATCCGGTAGTAGTCACACAAACTCTCACAGGTTGCTACCGGGTTCTCGCTCTCTGCCTATCATATTATCAATGGGGAAGGAAAGGCAATGACTGATCAAGTTGTTGAACCGACCGATGCAGTAACCGTAGTTGCCAGCTTGCACCCAGAGCTCACGCACTACGAGAAGTACAAAGAAGTCTACCTCGTCTTCGGAGTCGTTGGTGGACTTGCGCTAGCTGCTGGCCTGAGTGCCGGAGCTATATTCGGGGCTAAGGCTGCAGCACGTGCGGCCGAGAAGTCCAGTGTGGTCTTGGACGTGACTGATGGGATCCTGTACGCAAATCCCGTGCAGGCAGCACATCGCCTTGGCGCGGATCCTATCGGCGTCACCAGTCTGATCCACAACGCAGCCCACGAGACCGTAAACGGGCACAAGCTCGCTCGAGTCTCAGCAACCACGAAGCACTAGAGGAGACTTGTCAGATCGGGAGTGTCTACTAAGGCGCTCCCGGTCTAGGCAGGGCTTCCCTTATATTTTTGCCTTAGGAGGGCACTATGAGCGATACCATTGAAGTCCACATCCGCAACAAAGACCACGTCAAGTTCTTGGATTGGGTTGTCATACCAGAGCTTGGACTTGAACTTCTCTTACAGAAAGTCATGGGTGCCACAAAAGAACAACGTGAGGAATTCATGAAGAGGCTAGACACGAGTGGTGTGTCTATGTGCATATCTGAGGACAGCGAGTACACACTCATCGCAACGATGTACAAGGCGAAGCTCGTGTTCTTCAAGGCGGACGCATGAGCGAAGTCGAAGAAGTTAGAAGATACAACGTTGGCGCTAAAATCATAGTCGCCGAACTAGCCAATGGTGATTTCAAGATCTCTCACCTGTGCACACCAAAGGGTAGGTATGACTGGTATAGGAAGACATCAATCGTTGAGATTGATCCTATGGATGTCGGACTTGTCGATCCTATCAGCATCTACACCTACATAGAGTGCAGGCAGTGCGGTCTTGGTGGACGCATATTCGATGGCAGCTTTGTTAAGAGAAGTCCTAATCTGGACGAGACTCGCATCTCTTTAGGGTGAGCTCTCAGATCGATTCTAAGAAGGGAGATTCGCTATGGTAGTGCAGCTATATCCTCACCAACAAAAGGCCGTAGAGGAGCTCTCAGACGGCAAAGTGTTGGTCGGAGGCGTGGGAACTGGTAAGACTATCACGTCTTTGGTGTACTTCTATACCAAGGTCATGGGTGGTGAGCTCAACAAGCCTGAGACCATTACCAACCCGATGGATCTCTATATTTTCACCACAGCTCGTAAGCGTGATGAGTTGGACTGGCAAAGGGATGCGGCCAAGCTGTCTATGTCTCGGGATCCCAAGGCCTCGATTCACGGAATCACTGTGACTGTCGACTCCTACAACAACATCGCCAAGTACAAAGAGATCAAGGGCGCATTCGTTATTCTGGACGAACAGCGGATGGTGGGCACTGGTACGTGGGTCAAGAGCTTCCTCAAGATCGCCAAGTCCAATCGGTGGATCATGCTCAGTGCTACACCAGGCGACAAATGGGAGGACTATATTCCTCTGTTCATTGCCAATGGGTTCGTCAAGAACATCACTGAGTTCCGTCGTAACCACATCGTGTACTCCAGCTACACCAAGTACCCGAAAGTGGAGCGTTATCTGCAGACTGGTCAGCTGCTCAAGTGGAGGAGACAACTGTTGGTAGAGATGCCATATTCTCGGCACACCGTTCGGCATCTGCACAATGTGGTGTGTGATCATGACGTCGAGACGATGCGTGTGGTCATGGAGAAGCGTTGGCATCCGATTGAGTCCCGCCCGTTGCGGGACGTTGGTGAGATGTTCGCGATGATGCGACGTGTGGCATATTCTGATCTGTCACGTAAGGCTAAAGTTCTTGAGTTGGTCGGCAAGCACCCTAAGCTGATTGTGTTCTACAACTTCGATTACGAGTTGGAGATTCTCAGGACGCTGGCCGATGACTTGACGGACTGGAAGATTGCTGAGTGGAACGGACACAAGCATGAGCCTGTTCCGACGGGCGACAAGTGGATCTATCTGGTTCAGTATGTGGCTGGTGCTGAGGCGTGGAACTGTGTCGAGACGGATGCGATTTGCTTCTACTCACAGACATATTCGTACCGGAACTTTGAGCAAGCACAGGGGAGAACCGATCGACTAAACACACCTTTTAAGCATCTGCACTACTACATTCTGACGAGTACGTCGTTGATTGACAAGGCGATCAGTAAGGCTTTGCAGAACAAAGAAAGCTTCAATGAGAGCGCTTTAGGGGTTACTTTTTGAGGGTCTGAGACGCCGTTTTGGAGACTTTGTGAGTGGGCGAGAAGTGTGGTCAAATCTGGTCAAATCTGGTCAAATCTGAAAACTTTGTGAAATGTTACCAAATCGTTACCAAAATCATGTACAAAATTGAGACATGGTGAGGTCTTGACTTGGGTGACAGTTTTGGGGTGATGTCTCAGATTTTGACCAGAATCTTGTTAATACGTGCAGAAAAGTGACGAATTTGGTCAAAAATGTCAAATCTTACCCTAAAAACTTTTCCTAGAATGACAACTTTAATACGTGTATACAAGTATTAAGGTATGACATATAAAAAGTTTTCTTGCAAAATTTGACGTTTTTGACCAAGGCCTAGAATGGAGCAAAAAGCTTGGAAATTTGGACAAAAGTGGAGGGGTTCGAAGATTACGTCGTTAGCCCCGACGGCGAGGTCTATAGCGAGAGTAAGAAGGAACTCAAGAACCTACGATTCAACAACCAAGGCGACGTCATGGTTGATCTGTATCGAGATCGTAAGCAGAACACTCGTAAGGTGTCTCTGTTGGTTGCTCAAGCATATTTGGGTGAGCCTAAGAATGAGTCATTCAACTCAGTCATCCATCTCAATGGTGATCGTTCTGACTGTCGAGCAATCAACCTAGCTTGGCGACCTAGATGGTTTGTTGTCGAGTACAATCGAATGTTCTTGTCTGAGCCAATCAACGTCTCAGTCCAGATCGAACAGACAGGAGAGATATTTGGAACTTTGCGGGAAGCTTGTGTGAAGTATGGGATGGTTGAGAAGACTGCTTATGTTGTCGCTCACAATGGTGGTCCTGTCTTCCCACATGGCTACCGGCTCAAAATCCTCTAACACGTATTAAGTAGCACTGTTTACATGGGTTATAACGGATAGGGCGCACTTATTTCGCCCTTTTTAGTCCATGCTTACATTCTACTTTTTGATCTGGGAGGTTGCTGTGCGAGAAAGTACCTATCAAGCAGGCCTCATCCGGAAGCTTCGAAAGCTCTATCCTGATGCCATCATCATGAAGAACGATTCGAGCTACATCCAGGGGATCCCAGATCTAACTATCCTACAAGGTGACAGGTGGGCGACTCTAGAAGTCAAAGCCCGACGTCCTGTCTCTGAGCAAGCCTTTGAGCCAAACCAAGAATGGTTCATTGAGAAGATGAATGACATGTCGTTCTCTGCTTGCATCTATCCCGAGAATGAAAAGGATGTACTAAGTGGACTTCAACAGGCATTTGCATCATGAGGGTCGGCACGCCTACCTCTCTGCGAGCAAGTACCACTGGATCCGATATTCTGAAGAGAAGCTTATCGACAACTTCCTCAACATGCAGGCAGTCCGTCGAGGAACTGAACTTCACGATCTCGCAAGCGAACTGATTCGTCTCGGCGTCAAGCTTCCTAACAACAAGCAGACTCTGAATCATTACGTCAACGACGCTATCGGCTACCGAATGACCCCTGAACAGACGTTGGTATATTCTGACAACGCCTTCGGTACTGCTGATGCTATCTCTTTCCGAAAGAACAAGCTGCGAATCCATGATCTCAAAACTGGCGTCACTCCTGCTTCTATGGAACAGCTCGAGATCTATGCAGCCTTCTTCTGTCTCGAATACGGTTTCAAGCCGTTCGACATCGAGATGGAGCTTCGAATCTACCAGAATGACGAATGTCTCATCTTCGATCCTGAACGAGACAGCATCTTCCACATTATGGATCGGATCATCACCTTCGACAAGATCATTGAAGAAGTGAAGTTGAAGACTCCTTAAATCCGATCCCACAGAATGGAGATTGTAGCGTGATCATCGACGAAGACGACTATTTGGCACACTACGGGATCCTGCGTCGTTCCGGGCGCTATCCTTGGGGTTCGGGTGGTAATGCTAACCAGAATCACCGATCCTTCCTTGACATGGTTGCGGCTATGCGAGCAGAAGGACTTTCTGACACTGAGATCGCTAAAGGCTTCGACATCTCGTCCAAAGACTTTCGTGCTCTTCAGTCCATCGCTTCAAACGAGCTTCGTGCTTCAAATATAGCAATGGCGGAACGCCTTAAGGCCAAAGGCATGTCCAATGGCGCTATCGCTGAACGAATGGGGCTTCCTGGTGAATCCTCTGTTCGTTCTCTGTTGGCTCCTGGTGCTGCTGATCGTGCTCGACAGCTTGAGGCTACGAAGGAGATGCTTAAGGAGCAGCTCGAGAATGGTGGGTATCTAGATGTTGGCGCTGGCGTTGAGCAGTATGCTGGCATGTCTAGGACTCAGTTCGACACTGCTCTGACTGCCCTTCGTAATGAGGGTTATGACGTCATCAACGTTCAGGTCGATCAGGTTGGTGGAACAGGTAAGACTCTTAACAAGGTTCTGGTTCCTGAGGGTACGACTTACAAAGACGTAGTCACCAACAAAGACGACATCAAGTCTATCGCTGTGAAGCTCACAGATGATGGGCCTGAGTCTGTTCGTCCTCCTGAGATGTTGGAACTTGATCGTTTGAAGATCAACTATGCAGAAGATGGTGGCACCGCCTCGGATGGTATGATGTCCATTCGCCCCGGTGTTGCTGATCTCGACATGGGTGGATCCCATTACGCTCAGGTTCGCATTGCTGTTGATGGTACTCACTACCTCAAGGGTATGGCTGTTTTGGATGCTAACCTTCCACCTGGTGTGGATGTTGTGTTCAATACGAACAAGTCGAACACGGGCAATCCTAAGGATGCGCTCAAGCCTTTGAAGAAGCTTCCTTTGTTGGATGCTGATGGTAAGCCTGTCCGTGACAAAGACGGCAAACCTATGGACTCCGACGAGATCGATGCCTCGAATCCTTTCGGTGCTACGATCAAGCCTGGTGGACAAAGAGGTAAGCTCAACATTGTCAATGAGGCTGGAGACTGGACTGAGTGGAGTAACTCTACTGCATCTCAGATGTTGTCTAAGCAAGATCGTACTCTGGTTCGTGAACAGCTAGACAAAGTCTCTGCGAGCAAGAAGCAAGAGTTGGATGAGATCCTTTCTCTTACCAATCCTGCTGTTCGTGTGAAACTACTGCAGTCTTACGCTGATGATGTGGATGCTGCGGCTGTGCACCTTAAGGGTGCGGCTATGCCTAGGCAGGCCACTAAGGTAATCCTTCCTGTCAACAGTATGCGTGATACAGAGATCTATGCGCCCACCTTTAAGAACGGTGAGCGTGTTGCTCTGATTCGCTATCCTCATGGTGGTACCTTCGAGATCCCTGAGCTTACTGTTAACAACAGGCAGAAGGATGCTAAGCGTCTGCTTGGTAATGCTGTCGATGCTGTGGGCATCAACTCCAAGGTTGCTGAGCGTCTGTCTGGTGCGGACTTTGATGGCGACTCTGTGGTTGTGATCCCTAACAACTCTGGCAAGATCAAGAGTACTCCTGCTTTGGAGGGTCTGAAGAACTTCGATCCTAAGACTCAGTACAAAGCGTATGATGGTATGAAGGTAATGACCTCTAGGCAAACACAGCTAGAGATGGGCAATGTGTCTAACCTCATTACCGACATGACTATCAAGGGTGCTAACACATCTGAGATTGCTAGGGCTGTTCGTCACTCCATGGTTGTGATCGATGCTGAGAAGCATAAGCTCAACTACAAGCAGTCTGCTATCGACAATGGGATCCCTCAGCTTAAGGCTAAGTATCAGGGTAGTCCTACAGCTGGGGCTTCTACTCTGGTCTCTCGTAGTACCTCTGAGCTTAAGGTACCTAAGCGGCAGATGGGTTACAGGATCGACCCCAAGACTGGGGAGAAGATCTATAAGGAGACTGGAGAAGGCTACACTAAACGTACCGTCAACAAGAAGACTGGGGAAGTTAAGGAGACATGGGTTCCTGCCCTGTCCTCTACGACTAAGGGTGCTGAGGCTAAGGATGCACACACCCTTTCTTCTGGTACTGCAGTAGAGAAGACCTATGCCGACCATGCCAATAGACTTAAGGCTATGGGTAACCAGGCTAGGAAGGAGTTGGTTTCGACTAAGCCTACTCCCTATTCTCCGTCTGCTAAGAAGGTGTACGCCCGGGAGGTGGAGTCGCTCAATGCCAAGCTGAATGTTGCATTGAAGAATGCTCCTCGAGAGAGGCAGGCACAGGTCCTCGCCAACGCAGTAGTACGGCAGAAGCGTGAAGCCAATCCTGACATGCAGAGTGATGAACTGCGAAAGGTTTCAGCTAAAGCATTAGCTACTGCAAGAGCAAGGACTGGAGCTAACAAGGATCAGGTAGTCATCACTCCTAAAGAGTGGGAGGCTATCCAGTCAGGAGCTGTGAGTAATCATAAGCTTACACAGATCCTTAACAATGCCGACATCCAGGAAGTAAAGAAGCTGGCAACACCACGAGAGAACAAGGTGATGACATCTGCTAAGCAACAGAGGGCGCGCAACCTGTTGGCTAGTGGACGCACACCATCTGAAGTTGCAGCTATCCTAGGCGTGCCGGTGTCCACACTCACATCGAGCATGAAGTAGGAGAAGCAATGGATGAGTACATGCTATCGACTGCTGACAATCCATTCAATCCATTCACTCAATGGGAACAATGGTTTGCATTCGATGCAAGAGAAGGGTACCACACCCCTGCCTACCTAGCCAGGGTAGTGCGTACCTCGAGCGAGCTGTCTGAGGCTGATCAGATTGTTGCTTTAAATGATGGAATTGATGAGATCCTCCAGTACAACCTCACTGGCAATTACATCAAGGTTACAAAACCCCCAGTGGAGGCAAAGTAAAATTTACCCCCACCCTTTTTAAAGTACCCCCTCCCAAGACCGGTGCCTCGCCAACCAAGAGTGCACGATCTGCAGAATCTTGGTTCCCGGTTTTGGGAGGGTTCCATCAAAAAGGTATAGGGGGGAGGGGGTACGCGCCTACCCCACCCCCTCTGCATCGCCGCTCT